TTCTTATATTTGGGAAGTAAAAGTTGATAAAAGGGACTTGTGGGCTTCTGTAGGGCTGTGAGACGATTTTATTATACTCCTTAATAGTTAAAATATACCATTTGGTGGCGTATTTCTCTCCCAAAATACTATCTTTGTTTTACAAATGATTTACGAAAATAAAGATAGCTATGGCAACAGTTTCCTGGGTAGTTTTTAAGCATCATAAAAAATCTGACAATACGTATAATCCGAAGATTAGGATTTCCCATAATCGTACCTCATCTTATATCTCTACTTCTATATACACAGAATTAGTTAGATTTAAGAGAAATTCCGCATCAGGTACGATAACCTCTGAAAAAATAAAGGAAGAGTTAGACGGATTGGTTAGAGAATATCGCCAAATAATAAATGAACACCAAGATGTAGTTAATGAGTGCGAAACTTCCAAGGATATAGTTGCAATGATCGAAAGGAGGAAGCAGAGGAAGGAAATAGATTTTATTGAATTTGCTAGAATGTTTATTGAGAAAACACCAAATGAAGGAACAAAAACAGTCAAGACGACTGGTATTAATTCCCTTTGCCATTTTCTTAATCATAAGAATGGTAATGAGAAACTTCTGATAAAAGATTTAACATCACGCTTTTTGCGTGAATATGAGGCATGGTTGAGACAAGAAAGATATATAACCGTTAGGCAAAATAAAACGGCCAAACAAGCATATAAAACAATAAAGAAATCCGCTTTAAATGATACTGGGATACATTCCTATATGGGAATCATTCAATCTGTGTTTAATGCTGCTTTACTTCATTTTAATGACTATGAAAAAGGAGATATCATTATTACCAATGATCCGTTCAAAGTATATACTATACCGGCAGTCTTAGAAGCAAAGAAAAGAGCGGTAGATGTTGATATAATCAGGAAAATCTATAATTACTCTCCAATAAATAAGCGAAAAAGGACTACTATGTTTACTCGTGATATTTATATCTTGTCTTTCCTTTTGGCAGGAATGAATGCGGTTGATATGCTTAATTGTCGAATGGTTAACGGGAGGATAGAGTATGAGCGTCAAAAGACAAAAGATAGAAGAAAGGATAATGCTTTCATTTCCGTGTATGTTCATCCGTTAGCACTTCCGATTATTAATAAGTATCGCGATCTATCCGGGAAGAATTTGTTTGATTTTTACAAAAGATATAGCAATGTGAGAAACTTAACCAAAGGAATACATCGAGGTATGAGATCTTTGTGTGAGGAACTGGGGATAGATTACATTCAATTCTATTCAGCCCGGCACTCTTTTGCTACTATTGCCCGCAATGAGTGTGATATAAGCAAGGATGATATCTCTTTGTGTCTGAACCATTCTTCAGGGAAGACGGTAACGGATACTTATATAAAACAAGACTTTTTGAGAATAGATAAAGTTATAAATAAGGTGGTAGAGTATGTTTTCAAAATAGGTGAGGAGTCGAAATAAGTGATAATATTATGAACTATTGGTATATCTAAGAATTTCAATAGTTCATAATATTAATACTGATATATAGTACTTCATTGGATAATTTCAACATTTAATAAAAAGGGGTGATTGAGCTATAGCAAGGCGTCGCTAACGATATGCTGCTTAACTATCCATAAACTTCTAACTTGCTCTATCTCTATATCAAAATCATCAAATTCCTCACTATTGATAGAATGAGCGATCCAGTATCTGCAAGACAATGATTGCTCTTTATACCTGCGCAATACTTTAATATGCCCATGGTATTCTCCCGTGTCTTTGTCCTCTATTACTATTCCAAATATATTTCCAAACGGAATCATGTTTGGATTTTCTCTTGGGAGTGTATATCTCTTTAAAGCGACCCAACATCCGGAAGGAAGAGTAGGGGACATAGAACGTCCTACCACTTGAGCGATGCCTTCACAATCTTTACAGTCCGGCAGATACCAGTATCTTGTAATATCTTCTGTAGCATTGATTAACTGTGTTTGCCCAGCTGCAAATCTGAAGCTAACTTGTGGTAGCAAATGGAATCCTCTTTTCTTTGCATCTCGATATTCTTCTTCTGATGTGATTGATATACCAGAAGTTATTGGAATATTAGGGATTTCCTCATTGGGCTTTTTTAGAGGTTCTCCTCGTCCTGTTATAATATAATCAACATTTGCATTTTCATACTCCTCACATATAGCAGCAATTTTATCAATGGATGCATTTTGTATTCCATTTACGATTTTCGATTTTAATGTTTTATCTATTTTAAACTTATCTTTAAGCTCTTGATTGCTGATTTGCAACTCTTCAATAACTTCCACAAAGCGTTGAGAACGTAATTTGTCTTTTTCTTCCATGATGATGATTTTTTATTTGTTGGTTGATAATATATCTACTATATTTGCATCGTAACAAGTTGCAGATGTTACAGAGACAAAGTGGTTAAACTTTCCTCACAAGAGGTTTAATATATGGTATCCGTAGTAGCTGCAACCTATTGCGGATATTTTTATTTTCAATTAATAACAAACGTATAGCAGCAATGAAATCAAAATTGAAGCGGAAGATAAATAGAATAGCCACTCACATAAGGAGAAGATTGATAGCCTATCGATGGCTAAATGGCCATTATGGTAAATGCTATCTATTTGTCCCTTCTGAATTTTGTTTAAAATCCGATTGCAGGTATTTGTCCTCTCATATAGGCAAATACATCCGAAGAAAATGGATAACAGAGTTGATATTGCTGCGGCACGAAGATACACCTCTGTGCGAATCGTGTCCGATGAGAGGCCGAAGACCACCGCCACAAATGCCGCTTGTACAGTCACCAAAGAGCGAAAAAAATTGTATTTCTCTATCTCTAATTCCTTACTTGTTTCTGTAATCATAAAAAATAACAATTATATATGAATAAATTTTTTCCTTCTAAAAACGATAAATTAGGTTGGGCATGCTGCATTGTAGGATTTGCTTCCGCTATATTGGCTTTTTCTGTTATCATTGCTGATATAATTATAAAATTACCAAAGAACTAAGATCAAAGAACTATGAATGAAAAATTAAACCTATCTCTCGATCTATGCAATTCTGATGAACAAATCAGAATGAGTTGTTTAAAGTACGCAGTTTACGTTTACGAGGCTCAACATATGATGGGCAACCCTTTAGACTTTGCGCAAGTTTTTTACGATTGGGTTACTTCTCAAGAGGAAAAGCGACCGGAATAGAAAAGCTTATTGTACTTGTAGTGGAATTGGTAGTTTCATTGCCAATTCCAACTCTTGCAATACTAATTTTTAAACCTGCATTAGCTTCATTCTTTCCAGAAACAACTACGCTTAGATTGAAATCTACGTTTCTTACCATTTTCCCATCTTCTGTAATGGAATATATTTCTCCTCTATTAGAAAATCTAGAAGGGCAAACAATCGCCCCACTATTACATTTCTCGCTATTAATTTCGATAACAGCATCTGTGATATCTCCTATCACTTCTTTGATAAATTCTTTTATTTCCATGATTCTATATAATAATGTATAGTTCGGTCTAATAGTTAAATAATGTTTTGGGTAGATAAAACATCAACCTTTGTTTTGTGGTTGATATTTTATCTACTATATTTGCAACACAAATAAATTTTATACAAATAAAAGCATAAAATTTGGCAGAAACAATAGTAATAATCAAAAATAGGTAAGACAATGAAAAATAGAGATTACGCTTTAGTAAGAAATGGTAAATATAACATGAAAGCCATCATGCAGAGAGCTTGGTTGTATGTACGCCAATATGGTTATTCTCTGAAATCTGCCTTGCGTACTTCTTGGGTGGACGCTCGCCTCAAAATGGATGAATATGTAGCATCATTGAATCCGAGAACGATTGAACCAAAACAGGGAAATGTGTTGAAAGCATTCTTTGCTGATAAATATGTCAATTATGATAGTTCTTGGAGATGATTATGAGTACAGAAGAGATAAAAGAGGGGTTAGCTTTCACTCGAAAGTATATAAGAAAATTGGCAGTAGTAGATGAAGTGACAGCTCAACAATTGACTGCCATCAATAAGTCCCAAAAGGATGTGATAATTTACGTTTTAAGTTTGATAAGTAAACAAGTGGCTCTGTTAGGTTAGAATCTACGAAAGAAGCGAGCGAAACGCTTTCAGGGCACAACGGTAAACCGATGAATCCTAATTCGGGATGGGAGGCTTAACCCTCAAAAATGAAGTCGTGTTCAGGGCACGTTAAAGTAGCCTGCGCAGATAAGCAGTATAGCCGATGCGAAGTATAGCGTAATAGCCAACCAGCGATGATATGAGCGGAAGGAAGCAACGTGAGTAAGTTAATATATAGCCCGCACGAACAGTTGCACTGTTTGCGTGAGTCTTGATCGGATCAAGGTGCGGGCACTAACTAATACATATATAATATGAAACGTATACCATTATTTATTATTTGGATAATATCTCTTGCCATGACGATATTGTTCGCAAATGAATTTAATGTTGTTTTTTGGCTTTCTTTTGTCGCATTTGCATTGTGTCAAGTGTGCATAGAGAAAAACAAAAAGAGACTAGAGAGAGAAGAGTAATTAGCTACTTAAAACTTTTTGTTTTGTCGTGTTTTTATTTTGTGTTTGTGTGTTCGGGGTATATTGTCTGTGAAGATAGTGCATCCCTTTTTAAATGGAAAAATGAAAATAATAAAAATATACTTTAAGGAGATATCGTCGTTCGTGAGAATATTGATATCTGTTGTATTTCAATGTAAAGCCCTGTATCTAAAGTGATACAGGCAAACGGGCAATTAGTTTAATGGTTAGAACGTACTCTCACGGGTGAAAAAGAGGTTCGATTCCTTTATTGTCCACAAATTAATATTTAAATATTTGTATTATGAAAGGAATAAAAGGAAAAAAAGGATTTGATAAAAGCAAGGAAAGGATACGTATAGAAGAAAAACTTCTAAAGAAAGAAGACGCTATTAAATTTGGTCATAGCGATGAAATGTTATTAAAAATACGTAGAATCACTATCGAACTGAATAGAAAAGCTAGAGAAGAGAGAATTATTGAAAAGAGACAACTTTTATATAAAGTGGTGAACAATAAAGAAGCCGGATATATTCAGGTTGTCAGAAACTATTAAATTATGGATGCTGTTGTACAATACGCTATAGATCAAGGCCTAAAAGTGGGAATTGAAGCTTTTGAAAAATGGAGGGATGATTTTCTAAACAATCCATCTATAGTAGTACCAAAGTCAAAAGCTGAAAAATACGCAGGTGGTCGAATGGTTCTTGAAAATTTGGAAGAGAGAGGATTTATATCTCCTTATCAGTTTGGAATCGAAGTTGTAACAGATGAAGAAGGTAATATAATTACCAAGCCCAAAGGATACATTTATTATAAGCGATGTGAAATAATGAAGGCTATAGAAAATGGTAATATATTGAAATGCCTTCAAAAACGAAAATAATCTATTGTTTAACTATAATCCCGGAGTAAAGGACTCCGTGCGGTATCCAGTCCGCTATTTAAGTTTTGAATTATCCCCGTATGGCTTTGCTGTCCGGGGCTTTTTGATTAACCACTTTAATAATATATAATCATGAAAAAGAAAGTAATTGTAAGAGGAAATCGTTCCGGTGTATTTTTCGGAGAGTTAGTAGAAAGAAATGGTAGAGAAGTTAAGCTCGAAAATTGTCGTAGACTATGGTATTGGGATGGTGCAGCTAGTATATCTCAATTAGCAATTAATGGTACGACGAATCCATGTGAGTGTAAATTCACAGTAACGGTTCCAGAGATAGAGATTCTGGATGCAATTGAGATTATTCCGTGCTCGAAGGAAGCTATTAAATCAATAGAAAGTGTAGCGGTATGGGCAAGGTGATGGAAGATAAAATAAAACAGTTTCTAAATACTGGCTCTGGCTCTGGCTCTGGCTCTGGCTATGGCTCTGGCTCTGGCTATGGCTATGGCTATGGCTATGGCTATGGCTATGGCTCTGGCTATGGCGATGGCTCTGGCTCTGGCTATGGCTATGGCTATGGCTCTGGCTCTGGCTATGGCGATGGCGATGGCGATGGCGATGGCGTAAAATCTGTAAATGGGAATACTATTTATATAGTAGATAATATACCTACTATAATTACAAATGTAAAAGGTAACATCGCAAAAGGATTTATCTTCCAGTCCGACTTATCTCTTACTCCTTGTTTTATAGTAAAAGGAAATAATCAGTTTTCTCATGGTAGTACTCTGCACGAGGCATTTGAATCTTTGCAAGAAAAGCTTTATGATGATAGTACAGAAGAGGAAAGAATTGATAAGTTCAAAGAGAATTTTTCTGACTTTTCTAAAAAGTATTCCGCTAAGGAATTATTTGTATGGCATCATATACTTACCGGAAGTTGTAAGGCTGGAAGAGAATCTTTTTGTAGAGACAAAGGTATAGATGTAGACAATGATAAGTTTACCGTCTATGAGTTTATTGAACTAACTAGAAATTCATATGGCGGTGAGGTTATCCGCAAATTATCTTGATTTAATCCCGGTGTCCGTTGGTTCGGTATCCGGGAACTATTTTAACCACTTTAAATGATATAAGATATGAATTTAGAAAATTATGAAGTACTTCCCGTTGAAGTTCAAAACGTACAAGTCGTACAAGTTGATGCCGTAGAACGTGCGAATGTAGATTCGCAAGTGGCAACAGCCAAACGTTATCCGCGTGATATAAGACGTAGTATAGATAATTCGGTTGTAATGGCTACTATGAATCAAGAAACGGCTCAATCATGTAGCTATGCCCTTCCTCGTGGTGGTAGACCTATTACCGGCCCATCTGTTCATCTAGCTAAAATAATAGTATCTAATTGGGGCAATATGCGCACAGAAGCTAAAGTCGTACAAATAACAGATAAGCAAGTCATCAGTCGTGGGACATGTTGGGATCTGGAAACTAATGTCGCTTCTGCATTTGAGGTTAGACGTAGTATCATCGGTAAAAATGGACAACGATTCTCTGATGACATGATTACAGTTACAGGTAATGCCGCAAATTCAATCGCTTACCGTAATGCCGTATTTGCTGTTATTCCTAAAGCTATAACAGATAGAATATACTACGCAGCGCAAAAGTTTATAACCGGTGATTTGTCCGACTCCGACAAACTTTTAAAGGTAAGAACAGGAATCCTGAATAATTTTAAAAACAACTATGGCATAACCGAAGAAGAAGTTGTAAAGATGTGCGGGAAGCAAACTGTTAATCAAATCGGTGCTGACGAAATATCTATGCTAATGGGGACTATACAGGCATTGAAAGACGAAGATACGACGATAGACGAACTAATGAAACCAATACGTGAAAGCAAAGAGGCTATAAACAATAAGATTGCTGATATTGCGGCAAAAGCTGCCGGAGCTGAGGAAGATAAAAAAGATTAACTTAAAATATTACCATAATGGAAGCTCAACATTCTTTAGAATGGTATCGCAAACGGTTGGGTAAAGTCACCGGTTCACGTGTCGGTGACTTGATGAAACCCGGTAAGAAGAAAGAGGATTTGTTTGGAGATACCGCAAAATCCTATATATACCAACTGGCAGCCGAAAGAAGAATGAACCCATGTATCGTCAATGATGATAATTTGTTTGAGAAATACCTTTTCCAGGTCGGAATTTCATCAAAAGCTATTGAGTGGGGAAAAGCACAGGAAGCCGACGCTCGCAATTTATATAACAGAATGAAAGGTAATAATATGGTTGAGACAGGCCTTTGCATTCATCCTAGTATTCCCTTCTTTGGTTCTTCCCCTGATGGCTTCTGTTGTAATGATAACGGTGAAAAAGGTGTTTTGGAAATCAAATGCCCCAACCAAAATATATTTATGAAATATAAAGAAGAAGTGAAAGACAATGTCGGGCTACTTCTTACTAAACCTGAATATTTCTACCAGTGCCAGTCTCACATGATGGTGACCGGAGCTGAATGGTGCGACTTTGTAGTTTATTGTCCTTTCCAAAGCAGACCTATTCACATCGTGAGAATCTTTCCGGATTATATGAATTTCAAGCTCATAGAGAAGCGAATTCTGATGGCTAATGAAATGATTGAAAAAATGACAGCGTAGCTTATGGATAAAGAAATTAGCGAAATAAACGATTACTTGAATATTACCTGTTCGAATAATCCGATAGAGATTCAAGAAAGAATATCAGTCATAATGGTGTATTTGAACCGATCCGGTGAAATGCTTGCGGATGCAAAGAAGCTGCTTCGGAAAAAGAAATCTACAGAGATAAGTAATACTATCATCTCAATAGCAAAAGAGCAATGCTTATCAGCTAAAGTGCAAAATGCATTGCTTGACAGCATAGCAGAAGACGAAGCATATTTAGTTGATCGGCTTGACCGGCTTAATGCCGCTTGCACACATCAATTAGATGCCTTACGCACTTTGTTGAGCTACGAGAAGGAGGCTATGAGATTAAATAAAACGGGATATTAGGAAATACTATTCCAAATAGATGTTATTTGGAAGTTTTGAAATAAAAGTTATGCGAAATGCGTAGAACTAAAGTAATCCATATCTACCTGATCTTCGAGAAGCGGAACTATTATTTCAGTTCGGTAACGGGTATATTTCGTCATTTGTCCGAAGATCAGATAGGAATTAAGCAAAGTACATTATCTCACAATACGGAGAATACTATCGTCACTGGTAGGGCTATAATCCGCAAGAGTGAGCTATTGAGATAGCTTTGTTAACCTTTTTACCCCAGCCTGCTTGTCTGTGAAGATTGGCGGGCGAACATGGAGATGCGCAGTGGAGTGCTTTTGACTTTCGAGAGGTGCACATGGTAGAAAGTACGGTACGTGAGATATAAGGAGTAATTAACCTTAGAAGTAGCGCAAAAGGATTTAGTCCTTGATTGGGTGTTCGAATCGCCCCGTCTCCACATGAAAATAACAATCACCAAGCAAGAATACCAGACGATAGTCCGGTGCTTGAAAACGTCAGAAATCCTCATTAGAGGGTACAATTTGAGAGATGAAGATATGATTCGTAAAACTAGAAAGAAACTCCAAAGGAGTAAGGAGAAAGGTTGATATGACATTAGAAGAAATGGAAGTCCAGTACTGCGGTAAGAATATACGCAAGAAGCCAAAACATGAAGAGGATGATTTGCAAAGAGCTTGTGTTTGCTGGTTCGATTTACAATATCCTCAATATAGTCTAAGGTTGCATCATTCTCCTAATGGCGGTAAACGGAATGCTATCGAAGCTGCAAAGTTTAAACAGATGGGAGTACGTGCCGGTTTTCCTGACTTACTTCTGTTGATCCCTAACAAGTATTATCCTTTTATGGGAATTGAATTAAAGACTAAGACAGGAAGACAAAGCGACCACCAAAAAGCCTATCAAAAGGAATTTGATAGTATAGGAGCGAAGTATGTTGTCTGCCGGTCTTTGGAGGAATTTATCGCTGTAGTAACAGATTATTTAAAAGGAAAATAGATATGAAAAAGAAATCAGACAAGCAAGTTATCCGACCAGATACTTGCGCAAAATGCAATAATGGAACTATTGTTCCCACAGCTAAAGGAAATCCACGTGTTGCCTACTGTTATAAGCTTAAAAGGCGTTTTGTCGCTGATAGTAAGAGAAATTGTATTCATGCGTATTAATTAAACATATTATGGCTGGAAGACCTACAAAGCAGGGAATAGATTATTTCCCTATGGATGTTGGTTTCTTTACAGATGTTAAGATAAGAAAGATATCACGGGCCTGTGGGTCTCAATCTACTTCTATACTTATTTGCCTGCTGTGTAATATCTACAAGGATGAAGGGTATTACATTTTGTGGGACGAAGATTTGCCTTTTGTTATTGCTGACACAGTTGGGGTTTCCGAGGGCGCAGTAAAAGAAGTTTTGATAAAATCATTACAGGTTGGTTTTTTCGATCAGGAACTTTATGAGAAATATAAAATACTCACATCTTCTGGCATTCAAAAGAGATTTCTTCTTGCTACTTATCAACGTAAAGAAACGACTATTATCCCCGAATATTTAATTAATTGTGCAAACAATTCAATTAATTGCACAAATAATTCAATTAATCATAGCGATAATGAACAAAGTAAAAGTAAAGTAAAAGTAAATAGAAAGAAAAGAAAAGAAAAGGAAAATAATAAAGAAACTTCTCCTAACGGAGAAGAAAAGAAAGACGAGCTTTCTTTGTCCCACTCCCAAAAAATTGATTGGGTAGGTTTGATGAATTGGTATAATAGCTTGTTTAGAGATAAGCTTCCGGCTATAAAATCAATGACCGAAACACGGAAGAAAGCAGTAAAAGCACGTATAGCCCAATACGGCAAAGAAAGCATTAGAACTGTATTTAACCTTGTGCTTCAAAGTTCTTTTCTTCTCGGGGGCAATGACCACAACTGGAAATGTGATTTTGATTGGATATTTAAACAAGCTAATTATACAAGGATACTGGAGGGAATTTATAATGGAAAACGAGCTGATACTGCGACAACAAGAAGGGAGTCAGTTAGCCGCCTTAAGCAACTCGCCGGAGCAATACTGCAAGGCGCTGAATCCAAGAAGGATTGAAGACGTGTTTCTTTCCCATGAACCTTTGATTGGGACTATAATTAAGAATCTTGGAGAGACAAAAGCTCGTGCAGCAGTAGTATATCTACTAGCTGACGCATTAGAATTCTTCAATGCAGCAGAAACGATGTCTGATGTCCAAGTTGCAATGACCGTAGATCTGATTATTGAGGAATATGCATACATGAAACTGGACGATATCAAGTTGTGCTTTAAAAATGCTATGAAGATGAAGTATGGCAAGATATATAATCGCATTGACGGTCAAGTTATTATGAGCTGGTTTAAGGAATACAATAAAGAGCGTTGCTCTACTGCTGATAATCAGTCATATAACGAACATAAAGCTCACAATGCAGAAGAAGCTAAGCCGACCAATGGCTTGTTTTATGAGGAATATCGTGCTGAACTTGAATCAAGAGCTAAAGATGGCGATGAAGAAGCTATAAAGGCTTTGGAGCTTTCCAACAGTATATCTGAAATGCTATGTCAAAGAAAGTTTGTCAAGCAAAAGGAGAATCTTGATAAGTTTTACACGTCAGATGGCAAAAGAAATGTTTAATGTTATAACACATAAATCATGCTAATAGGAACAACAAATCTTAATACGACTCTCAACTTAACGTATGTGTTGACAGATGTCGTAGAAACTCTTCTCCTTGACATGAGAAGTGAAATGAAAAAGCAGGGTTATGATCTGCGTCACGATGCCAAGCACAATTTCAACACAGCGATAGCCGCTATACGCCGGCTGAAGCAAGATGTAGACAAGACCCAGTTCTCTACTCAGGAGAATTTCGGAAACGACTCAGACTGTCTCCTTGCCTTCATCAAGCTGCTGATAGATCGCTGCGGTGACGACGACAAGGAAGAGGTAGCAGAAAAATTGGCTAAATGTGGTATGGTCGTAGTACAAGATGAAACATTCTATGTGGAACCAAAGAAAGAAGATCAGGTGTCCTAAATACTCATATGCTCCCATCGGTAGCCGGTGGGCAGTTTATCACTGGTTGGAGATAGGAGATATCCTCGAGGTAGACAAGGTTGGTGAATTCCCCACCAGTGAAGAAGCACGCAAAGAATGCTACCGGCTTAACGGCTGGAAATATGAAGAACCTGAGAAGAGAAAAAATAACCTCAAATATTAATAATTTAATTTTTTTACATTATGAATGAAATTTATTGGATGACCGTAGTTGGTAACCTGTCCACCGCCTTTATGGTCGTATGGATTGTAGCTTTGATAGTTATCGTTATCATGCTGTTTACTCTGCTGGTAACGGAAGGTGATATAATAGAAGATGAGGGTGGAAAACACAATTTTTTTAAATGGTTAAAACGCTTTTTTGTCTGTGGTGTAATAGCAGCGATGGCGAGTATTTTCATTCCATCGACCAAAGAAATGCTTCTTATCTATGGTGTCGGTGGCACGATTGACTATATCAAGACGAATGATACAGCAAAGCAGCTTCCGGATAAGTGTATCAAAGCGCTTGACCGTTTTGCTGATAAATATATTGACGAACCTGAAAAAGATAAATAATTATGGGAATGCACACATGGTTTGAATGTAAGATCCGTTACGAAAAGGTAATGGAGAACGGAATGCAGAAAAAAGTGACTGAATCTTATCTGGTAGATGCTCTCAGCTTCACGGAGGCGGAAGCACGGATAATAGAGGAGATGACTCCCTTCATCTCAGGAGTGTTTACCGTCTCTAATATCAAACGCGCTGGCTATAGCGAGATATTCCCCAGCGACGTTGAATGTGACGACCGCTGGTTTAAATGTAAACTGTGCTACATCACATTGGATGATAAGAGCGGAGCCGAGAAAAAAACAAGTACCTATGTGTTGGTACAGGCTTCGGACCTCGAACGGGCGAAGAAGAACCTTGATGCCGGCATGAAAGGCACAATAACAGACTATCAGGTGCCCTCAGTCGTAGAAACAGCTATCATGGACGTATATCCTTATACAGCTGACAAAGACGCCAATCCTGAATTCTCGGACGAGAAGAAAAAGCAAGAATGAACTGTTCAAAGGTAGTCGCAGTCCTGCTCATTGTACGTGGGCAGGACTCCCATAACGATCCAGAAGAGATGGTGATGGAAGATGATCTGTTGCAGATTAAGATGAGGGATATTGAGTATGAGATAGATTCCTACAGACAAGAGGAGAATAAACGAATGCACTTCGGCTGGCATACATGTGACAAGCCTTTCCATCCGCAAGATTTCAGACGAGAGGTTACCTGGCATCGCATCAGAAGCCGGTGCTTTTAAAGACAATTAAATAACCATTTAAAGAACAATCTATGAACTTAAAAGAATATAAAAACAAGAAGCGTAATGAATAAAATAAAGAACCGTAGGCTTGCTCTACGAGCCTATAAAATCAGAGTCAAACAATACCCTTACAATAAGCCATTGATTGATAGAAACAATCTAGCTTTTGTTCGTAAGGAAAATGACGGAAACCGATGTGATTGTTTCGGGCATTGGCGTAACTATTGGAATACAAGACCATTTTAATCATAACAAATTAGGAATGAGCAAAATGAAACAAATGTTACTAGCAACAGCAGCAATGTGTGCAGTAGCGCAAGGTTATAATCCCTATGCAGGGAAACGAGAAGAAAGAATGGCTTTTAATCCTGATTATAAAGTTAAAACCTCGGTTAAAAAATTGAGAGAATTCACCATAAAAGGAAATAAAGTCATGGCATATTCTAAAAAGGATGCTATTAAACGATTAAAACATAGATAACTATGGGATTTACAACAGCAGCGTTTATACGCAAAAATACACCGGAGCTCCGGAAGAAGTTGGAAGAGTTGGGATATATCAAAAACTCTCCTAAGTGGACGGATGATTGCAATATAATATGGGCTTATCAATATTCAGAAGAAAAGGGATTTGATACTCCCCACTATGTAATTGCGAACGCTTTTGATATTCCTTTTGATAAACATAGCCGTTTATGTGGAAAATTTATTGATTGCGGGACAAATGAAAATTTATTTCTTGCTATTGCCGCATTGAGAGACGATACAGACAACAACCAAATGTTTATCAACGGCAAAGGAGATTGGGGGATATGTCGTGATAATACAGAATACGGTGGATTATCGGGCATAGACTTTTACGGAATGCCTAACGACCTTAATGTGGACAATTATCATAAGGCTACAGTAGAAGAGCTGATAGAACACTTTAAAGGAAAGGAGGAAATATGAAAAAATCAAATCAAAAATGAAGAAAATATTATTAATTCTTACAGTTGTCATAGTAGCAAGCTGTAAAACCGAGAATGTATATCTGACTGTGTTTCCCATAAAACGGATTACAGAAATAACAGATACAATATATGTTGTTCCTGATAATCGCTTTAAAAAAGACTTTCATATAGCAGATAGCCTTTTCGAAAAGGCTTCTGATGAAGCGATGAAATCGGCGCATGAGAAAATCAAACATTTACTTAAAATACGGATATGGACAAAAAAGATATAACAAAGAGATATACAAAAATGGCATCAACCATTGAAGATGCTAAAATATACGATGGTCGCGGAACGTATGATTTATATGAGTGTGAAAAATGTGGTCGTAATAAAATTACCACATACGCAGCCAAAGGTGTTACTCCCTTTATTATTAGATGTAGTTGTGGTGGGTTAATGCAACATACAAGGTCCTTTAAGAATGTGCCGGATTACATTCGAGTATTTAGGTGGAAAAGACCTACACTTGAACAGACAATGAAGCTATCTAAAGGGATGATGGAACATGTTCTTAATGGAGGGCTGGTATTAGATATAGATGATGAAGATTTAGAAGAGAGGAGGAAATATGAAGAATATTAAAGATTTAACAATCAAAGTAACTTATCGAGTTGGACTTGGTAATGTTGAAGTCCCTGACGAAGTTTATAATGAATTAGCTAAAGCCTATGATGAAGGTGGTGATGTACCTGAATGGGATGATGAGCTTGAAAACGCAAAAGAATGGCTTAGTGATAATATTCGAGAAGCGGATGCAATGGAATGGGAATATGAGATTGATGATTTTCAAAATGAATAATTAAAAAAATAAATTATGAAACAGACATTAGAAGAAGCAGCTATACAAGGAGCTCAAGGATATAATATAGTTAAAAGAATATTTATAAATCCGGATGGAGGAACAGCATGAGAATAAAGAATAAACGAACAGGTGCTATGTATCAATCTGACACACTTGTAAAATCGTCAAGCGGATTTTTCTGGGATAAGAAAAACCAGATGGGGGCTATAAATTTACTTTTTACCGAAGATGATAGTTGGGAGGAAGAATCAGTGACTCCGTGGATCAGCGTAAAGAACAGGTTACCGCGAACAGGTGATGACCTGTACATAGTGCTTGATGTTAGGATGAATCCTCCCGGATGTGGAGTGTGTGATTTTAATCCTAAGACAGAGACTTGGATTGACTATGGTGGCAATATTGTGCGCCCTACCCATTGGATGCCAATTCCTCCTCTTGAATCAAATGGTAACGAATTAAAGAGAAAGGAGAAATAAAATGAGAGTATCACTTAAAAAGGCTTTTACCATATTAGATGGGAGGTTATCAACAAAAATGGACGATGTATATGAAATGCTAAATTTCATATTCTCCGAAAACCTTTATACACATCAAATTCCAACAGCTATGCGAAAGCTAAAAGAGCTTAATCCCGATTGGTTTTCGGATGGAGTAAACGTAGTTGACTCTATAAAGCAGAATTATAATACAAATGATTTTCAGGAGCTCATGGAGATTATTGATAAAGAGTTTTATGCTTATGAGATTGAGTTGGGAAAAGTTGAAGCGTTAATAAAATTTTCAGATGGATTATTCCCCGAAGAATAAATACTCAAAATAAATCAAGGAAGAAACTTAAAGGAAAATAATTATGCCAACAATACTAAGAGAAACTTATCCAACAGCAAGAAAAGAACATGAGTGTGAGTTTTGTTGTGAAAAGATAGCGATAGGACAAAAATATGTCCGTCAGACAAATATCTATGATGGAACTATCTATGACTTTGTCACACATCAAGAATGTAATGAGGTAGCTCATGAATTGAATATGTACGATGATTGCGATGATTCAGGTTTACACGGTGAATCTTTTCGTGAAAACTTGAACGCATACGTATATGCCAACCATTACGATGAACATACAGATGATGTTTATACCAGTTGGCAATTGAATTATTATGAGATAGCGAAGAAAATATTGAAAGAACTTAAAACGGAGAAGTAAAATGGATCGTACAATAAAATTCAGAGGCAAAAGCATATACGATGAAGAGTGGCTGTATGGCTCTCTCATTAAGATCGAAAAGGATAGATATGCCGTCATTCCATCCTTAAACGATATCGAAATAGGGAAAAGCATCGGTATGTGTGAGGTTTGTCTTAAAACCATAGGGCAGTTCACCGGCTTGTATGACAAGAATGGTAAGGAGATATATGAAGGAGATATTCTCGGAACTGATATAATAACTGTAGGATGGGTAAAAGGTGGCGTCAGAGGCTATTGCTATGATGTCGTTTATATCAACCATCCAACAGGTGACAAAAGATGGTCGTTATATGGCACTGTAATGGAAGATTTTGAAGATAGAATAAAAGTAATAGATAACATCTACGATCACCCTGAATTAATTAAGGAGGAATAGCCATGCCAGCAAGTGAAGTATTAGACTTAATCATTAAAATAGCATTGTTTTTTATTAATGTTACAACCGTTGCCATTATCTTAATCATGATAAGCAAATGGCATGGGCGCATGGAGAATAAGCTGAACGATATACAAATGTATATTCAGCATGTAACGGACCGTAACGACATTGTATACATCAATCAGCTTGAAAGCCTCAAAAGAGAGCTTATAAAGGCTGAGCGTTACGAAGATGTAGAAAAGATAAGCAAGTGTATTGAACGGGAATACGATTATCTTAAAAGAAAGATGGAAGACAGAGAACAGATAATTAATCCTTTAAAATGATCATGAACCAAGAAATAGACAATAACCTTCTGGCGGAATGCTTGAAGGCTGCAATGAAAGAAAAGATGCTAAATAAAGACTGGGAAGTAAAGTTATGGGCTTGTTCTCGGTATAATGCACTAATCTGGGCTAAAAATGTAAAATAATAAATTTAAATCATTAACTTTGTGCTACATGTCAAGTGGCATGTAGCTAATATGACGAAAAGACATGGGATTATCAATAAAACAAGAAAATTTTTGTAATTACTATATAGAGTGCGGAAACGCATCCGAGGCATATCGTCGTGCATATCCAAGTAGTGAAAATTGGGCTGATAAAACTGTATGGGAAAGAGCATCAGTACTGCTAAAAAATAACAAGGTTTTAGCAAGGGTCGAGGAGTTGCAAAAGGAACTGAAAGACAGATCGGATGTGACTAAAGACCGGATCTTGCAGGAATTATCCGGTATTGCCTTTTCGTCAATCGCAAGCATGCATAATACGTGGATAGAAAGGAAGGATTTTGAAGCTCTTTCAGAAAGAGACAAGGCTGCCATCAGGAGCATATCAACGAAGGTTTTGAAGAAGAACATTGGCACAAGCGAAGATCCGGAGATCGTCGATGTGGAGTATGTGAAAGTAGAGCTTTACGATAAGATTAAAGCTATCGAGCGCATCTGCAAAATGCTCGGTTACGATTCACCACAGGATGTAAACGTGAACATAGCTTCCCCTATGACCAAAGAGGAAGCCAAACGAATCATAGAGGACTTATGACAGGAGAGGGATATGATTACATACGGGCATTTTGCTTGTCAGGGACATTAAATTATACGAGATACTTCTTTAAAGCAAGATTCGGTCGCAAATTTGTAGTAAATGACCATCACGTAAAAATATGTCAAGCCCTTGATGATGTGATTGATGGAAAGATAAAAAAGCTAATAATAAATATAGCTCCCAGATATTCCAAGACAGAATTAGTAGTAAAGAATTTCATCTCATATGGGCTTGCAATCAATCCATCTGCAAAATTCCTTCATTTATCTTATTCGGATGATTTGGCTAATGATAATTCAGAAGAGGTAAGGGATATAGTTAAGTCGGAAGAGTATAAGCGTGTATTCCCTTATGTGAACATCAAGAGAACAAGCGATGCCAAAAAGAAGTGGTATACGACAGAAGGTGGAGGAATGTATGCCACAGCCGCAGGAGGACAGGTTACAGGTTTTGGGGCCGGCGCCGTTGATGATAAGGACGATTTATCTAAAGCATTGGAAGAGTTCAAACCGTCTCCTAGATTTGCTGGGGCATTGATTATTGATGACCCTGTTAAACCTGAAGATGCAATATCTGATACTCCTAGAGAAAAGGTGAATCAAAGATTTGAGACAACTATAAGAAATCGTGTTAATTCAAGAAACACTCCTATTATAATCATCATGCAAAGGCTGCATGAGCATGATCTCTGCGGATATCTGATGGAAAATGAGCCGGGTGAATGGACTGTTTTATCCCTTCCGGCAATAGTGTATGAAAATGGGGAAGAGAAAGCTTTATGGGAATTTAAGCATACACTCGAAGAGTTGCATAGAATGCAAAAGGTAAACAGTTATGTCTTTGAAACTCAATATATGCAGAATCCGACTCCTATGGAGGGGCTAATGTATGGCAAGTTTAAGACTTATGAGACTATTCCAGTAACTAACAGAGCAATAAGAAAGAACTACACAGATACAGCTGATACGGGAAGTGATTATTTATGTTCTATTGATTATGTTGACACCGAGATAGGGAATTTCATTCTTGATGTTCTTTTTACGCAAAAAGAGATGGAGTTTACCGAGCCGGAAACAGCCAAAATGCTTACTAAGGACCAAATATCCAAAGCTAATATAGAAAGTAATAATGGAGGGAGAGGATTTGCTAGGAATATAGAAAAACAAATGCGGATGATTGGCAATCCCAAAACTCAAGTAAGTTGGTTTCATCAGTCAAAAAACAAAGAGGTCCGCATCTTTACCAGATCTTCCGAAGTGATGAATCTTACTTATTTTCCTACTGATTGGGAAAGAAGATGGCCGGAGTTCGCATCTCAATTGAAAACATATAGAAAGAAAGGGAAAAATGCTCATGATGATGCCTGCGACGCTCTTACAGGAACTGTAGAAATGAGGGGCGAAATAGATGTCTTATACTACAATAAAGAGGAGATAGGGACCGATAATCAAGTATTTGTTGAAATACATCCAAATATAAACGGATTATTTATAATGGTTTCTTATTGTGTTGTTGACAAAAAAATATTTCTGCTTGATTGCTTGTTCTCTGATTCATTGATTCCTATTGATTCCCTCATTAATAAAATTGATGGGAATGTACAAATGGAGATTCCTCTTGAGATGAAACATTACGCAGATGATTATAGAAAACTTATAGATTACAACTTGTGGGTAAGAGAAGAGATAACGGACAAGAAAAGTATGATTGAATCATACCAATCTATTATTAAGAATATTCGTTTCCCTGAAGCCGATAATTCGTTTTTTGCTATAATAGCTAACATGTCTGATTATGATGGAATTAATAGTTTTGAAGCCATGTATGTATTGTCTTGTATATGTTCTCGTGTGAAATCTTCAAGTATGATATAATTGCATAAAATAATTATCTATTTTTATTTGGACTAAATAGAAATAATTTCTATATTTGCGGTGAGGATAACAATCCCTTCGTGTGAAGATGCACGGAACCTATAACTTTTATGCTATCAGCCTTTTTGTTAGCATATATATATCCGTAAAGACCACTTCATCTCGTAGGGAATGGTTATCTCAAATCAGATAATCATTCTTTTTATGCTTAAATTAGGAAATTGGTTTCAAAAAAAGATTAATATATCTGCTCCTTCCATGAGGGAGGCGGTAAAGGCTATTGAAAAGGATTCTAAAGGGAATTTCTGGTATCTTACCAATTTCTTCTCACCATCAGGTAAAATTAGAAATGACTATGATCTAGCTTTAGATCAAGATAAAGCTGACTCTCTTCTTGTGTGTACTCCATTCTCTACTGTTATAAATAAAGTCGGTTCTCTCTTTGCAAATGGGAGAATATATGTTACAGACAAGGACGGAAACGAAAAAGAGGGATATAATAACATTAGGGAATTATTATCACGTCCTAATCCACTTCAAACAAGGGCTGGTTTTTTTAAAGAGATTGAGATGTCTCTAAAGCTTTTTGGATATTGCCCTATTTTTACTGTAAGATCGTCTAGAAAATCATTGCCGCTTGCAATGTATGTTATTCCTGCACAGATTTTTCACATGGTTTCTTCTGGTAAATTATTTCGCCAGTATGATCTGGGAGATATTGTTTCCAAGGTATATCTTGAATGGAATGGTTCGCAGGAGGAATTATCAGATGAAGATTACTTTGTAATCTATGATAGTTCTGCTAACATAAATGGTGTAAATCAAGATATTGATTTTTCGTCTGTCACTGATTCACTTTCTATGCCGGTTAATAATTGGATAGCGGCAATGACGGCTAGCTATCAGTTAATTGTAAATGGCGGTCCTAAAGGTATTATTTATTCTGATTATTCAGATAAAATGGGTAATCAGGTTATGACTCCAGATGAGAAAGAAGCTTTGGAATCTAAATTAAAAGAGAAATATGGCATTCTCAATAAATTTCCTATCCTCACATCAAAAATAAAGTTGGGATGGATTCCTTTAAATTATGACTCATCCCAGCTCAAACTCCACGAGGAAGACGAGCGGTGTAGTAGAAAGATTTGCAATGCAATAGGTATTGATTATAGCTTATTTGATGAGTCTAAATATGACAATAAAAGTATTGCTGAGAAATCTGCTTATCAAGGCCTTATTATTCCTGATTCAGAGAAAGTGACAGAAGCGCTGACGGAAGCTATTTGTCCCAAAGGTGTTTTTATAAAACTGGACTATACTCATGTTGATTGTCTTCAGCAAGATAAGTCGGCATCTTCTTCAGCATTTCAGAAAATGGCTTCTTCTTTAATACAGTTGGTCGAAAAAGGACAAATAACTCTTGATGAATCTAGAAATGAACTGGCTAAGTTCATTGATATTGATCCTGATAACCCCAAAGGTGAATTAAAAATAAATAACTCTATTGAAAATGGATAAAGCTAATAAATATAAGGGTAGGCTGGGGATGCAGTATAAGACATTCTCAATTAATTCAAAAGATGTCAACTATGACGGTGAAAGTCGGACGATCAGCGGGTACGCATCTGTATTTGGCAATAAAGATAAAGCAGGTGATATCCTGATAAAAGGGTGCTTCTCAAAAAGTATTCAGGACCGGGGACCGGAAAGTGCGGCGAATGACAAGATAATCATGTTGTGGATGCATGACATGGAAGAACCGATTGGGAGATTTACTGTCTTGAATGAGGATGGCAAGGGTCTCTATTTTGAATCGGTAATTGATGATGTCCCGCGCGGCAACCAGGCTATAAAGCAACTTGAGTCGGGTACATTAAATCAATTTTCCATTGGGTATCAATATGTGCATGAGAAATGCATGTATGACGCTGAGAAAGATGCGTATATTGTCAAAGAGGTCTATCTTTATGAGATATCTGTTGTCTCTATTGGGTGCAATGGAGAAACAGAATATTTAGGACTAAAATCTATAGAAGATGCTGAAAAAGCTTATGAGAAATTAAATGCCGAAATATCTGAAGTGTGCTCAGGGCTGTCCGCACCCAAGCAGCAGAAGATACAGAGAATTATATCAAAGGTAATATCACTTTCATCTTTCAAGCCGGAGAATCGAAAAGAATCATCACTTGAAGGAAAGAAAGCCGATATGCACGGCAATAAGGTAAAATCAATGTTCAAAAATTTAAAATTAAAGTAAGTATGGGAAAAGAAGCGAAAAAGATTGAGTTTAAAGACTACCTTGATACTAAAGGATTGTCGGAAGACGAATCTAAAGTTTTCGATGTGTTCTCTAAAGGACTTGATGGTTATATGGAAGCCCTTTTTGAGCAGTTTATGAAAGACGAAATTGATTCTAAGTCTATGAAAGAGTCAATTGAAAATGCAACTCAGTCTATTGAAGAGTTGAAAAAAGAGGTCAAGGGATTTGCAGACAGTGAATCTATCAACGAGCGTTTGAAATCCTTTGAGGAAACTATTGTACGCATTAAGGCGGCTACTGAAAAAACAAAAGGAGGAACGTATAAGTTAAAATCCATTGAAGACCAACTTCGGGAACAATTAAAAGCTTATATCACTGAAAATCAAACCGGTTGTTCTACAGTTGATTTGAAATCTGCATGTAAAGCATCTCCTGGCAATAAGCTAGAGTTGAATCTGGTAGTAAATACAAAAGATGCCGCAGTTATATCTTCTGGTTCTCTGGCTCCTCATTACGGTGTTGAGGTTGATCCGAATTTATCTGTAAATCCAAGATCTCAGACTGTAATTCGTAATTACGCAAGTGTTTCCGGGACTAATAGCAGGTCGCTTATTTATGCGGAATACGTTAGCAAGGATGGTGATGCCGCATGGGTTCCTGAAGGTGGGCTAAAGCCGTTGATGGATGCAACTCTTGCGGAAAAAACCGTTACAGCTGCCAAAGTTGCTATTGCTGCTAAATTTACAGAAGAAACTCTTTCTGACTTCCCAAGCTTTGTGAATGAGGTGCAAACAGAAATGGTGAATAAACTTGGCATAAAAGAAGAACAGGGGATCTTGACAGGGTCTGGATCGTCTGGAGAAATTAAAGGGGTAGCCGCAGACATGCCAGCTTTCTCTTTGACAAACTTCTATATTGACAAGGCAAATATGTTTGATGCCCTTGTAGCGGCTTATTCTCAAATCGTTTCTACTAGCGAAATGGCTTATCGCCCTAACCTGGTATTGATGAATCCTTTGGATTACGCTTCAATGCAGTTGACGAAAGATGCTAATGGGCAGTATTTGAGACCATTCCGATACAACGATGAGTTGATCCAGGGATTAAGAGTTGAGACTACTACCGCGGTGAAACAAGGCGATTTCATCATGGGAGATTTCTCTTATTTGAACATCCGTGACTTATGGAATCTGTCAATCTCACTAGGCTGGGAAAATGACGATTTCAGAAAGAATATCGTAACGGTGCTTGCTGAAAAGAGATTGATGTGCTATATCAAGTCTCAGTATAAAACAGCTTTTGTAAAAGATAAGTTTAATACAGTAATTGAAGGTATTACAAAATCAGTTGATTAACATATGGGAAAAGAATATAACATGAATTTGACAAAGCGTTACAAGGTAACGTTTATCAAGGATGGTACAATGTATAAAACTGGAGAGGAAGTTATGGTAGGTATGCCTCTTGCCAGCAAGTTTTATGCAGAAGGGAAAATTGAAGCGACTAGCGAATTGCTAAACGATGCTAAGGCATTAGGGTGCGAAGAACTTTTCACAAAACGTAAAAAGACTAACTCATGATTATTGACGGTTCATATTTCACTGGAATGTTGAGTCTTGGCATCATTTGGGATATAGATTCAGATTCTCCGACTCGTATTGCGGAGAGGGATAACTTACAATCATATATAGACCGATATGAAAGACAATATCTTCAGCTTGTTCTGGGTGAGGATATGAGCCGTCAATTCTGGGATTACCTTTCTTCTCATTCCGCCGAAGATAAAATCGAAAAATGGGATACCCTTAAAGAGAAGCTTTCTGAAAAGGGGTATAGTCCGCTTGCTAACTATGTATATTTTCATTATGTTAGAAGATGTGGAGTAAAGCAGACTCCGACAGGGACTGTATATGGTTCAACGGAGGATCGCGCTAATCCGAATAATCTCCTTGTGTCAGCATGGAATGACATGGTAGAGATGAATGAGTCTTTATTCCGTTATCTGTGTGGTAATAAAGGTTATGATGGTTTTGAGTTTGATAAGAGTATGTTGGAAGAAATAAACACAATGGGTATATGAAGTCAATCAATAATATATTCAGAGATATAGTCTCTTCCACATCCGGGATTTATGGCAAGAATATTTCCTATATGTTTGGTGATTGGGATTATATTGCCGGTATACTTACCGAATGGGCTGAATCGCCTAAAATGAGTAAATTAAGATTTCCTATTATCTGTCTTTATTCTCCATATACCGAGGATCGTACAGGAAAGGATCGTACAACGACTCTTGAACTGGCTATCATGGTAGACACCTTAAAGGATTATACGAATGAAGAACGGGAAAAGGTCTCCTTCGAAGGGGCGCTTCGCCCTATTTATGATGCGTTTATTAAAAGTATCGATAAGTCTCCTGACCTGGTGCATAAGTATAATAATAGCATTCCTCATTACTACGAAGAGAATTATCGCTACGGAAGAAAAGGGGTAGAGGCTAATGGTAAACCATTCAGAGATTTTATTGATGTAATAGAAATAAAAGATTTAAGAATAACAATCAAAAATATTAAATGTTATGGCGACAGAATTTAGAGAATGCGCCGGTGTTGCTCAGTTTAATACCGGTACTTCAAAATGTATACTTGATCCGGGAAAGGTAAAAGCCATCATCTTGGCAATGCACGGATATAAACTTCCTAAGAATGTAACCGCTGAGGCGTTGCAGGCTGCGTGTCACGATGACAGACCGGCTCGTATCTTTCCGATCAAGACGATTGTCGAATACGCTCCGTCTGGTGGAGAGGCCAACAAAGGTGCTACAGGATATGGACCTAACAAGGTTACATCTTACTCGGCGAAAGATGACGTATGGACGCTGGAGGATTTCGATTCAAGTCTGAAGGCTAATATCATGGCCGCAAAAGGAGTTGCTTTTGATGCCTATTTCGTGGACGAGAATAACGTTGTGTACGGAATGAATGATGGCACCGAGGAGCTGGCGGGAATTCCCTTGTCCGGAGTTTATCCGGGCGGTCAGGACTGGGATTCTTCCGGAACGGAGGCAAACCTGACTATCGGTACAATGTTCAAGGACTATGAAAAGTACGTGAAGAACGCCGATTACCGGGTATATAAGTTTGACGTAGTAGAAGCTTTGACAGGGCTTGTTTATGTCGAATTGGTAAAAATAGATTCCGGAGAAAACAATTATAAGCTGAAAGAACATTTCGGTAATCTTGATGTCACATCTTTCTTTGGGCCGGCATTAAGCGAAGGTGCTTCTACTTGCTTTAATGGTGCAACTGCCGTTACTTATGCAAATGGTGTTCTTACGATAACTGCTTCAGGTGCGGTTTCCTTGAAATCTCCGAAGATTCTTCAGGAAAATGGTGTTGTCGGCATTGAACAGTGGGTAGAATGAAAGTAGAGGGAGTTAACTTTGTCGATGAAGAAGTTAAGAAAATGAAGAAAAGAGAATTCATCAACAAGCATAAAACTTCTTTTTTTCTTGATAGGACAGAAACAGAAAGAGAAAATATCCTCTCTGACATATACGACAGGATCGTTAGTGCCAGACCTCCTTCAGTGGATATTATTTAAAGTGGTTTGTTTTCAGGAAGGGGGGAGGCGTTTGCCTTCCCTTTTCTCTTATTTGTTAAGCATATGGCTACAATTAAAGAAGCATTGGATAATGCAACCTCTCTTGTTGCTGGGTTTGAAGGAGAGATTCAGAATGTTATGGATTCGAATAAATCTCTTGTTAGGGAATTTGTGACGGAACAGCTGTATTCGGGAGTAAATGGTAATGATAAACCATTGCGTCCAACTTATTTGAATGATCCCTGGTTTCCTACTTATGAAGCCGCAAAGAGTTACGCCAAGATGAAGAAGAGAATAACGAAACCGACTCCATCTTTCCAAGGTTATCCGGCGCGAGACATTTATACTCCAAACCTCATTATAACAGGCGAATTCTATGATTCTATACGTGTCTCTTCGTCTTCAAGGGGATTGAAGATAGAAACGAGGGGAAGCGACATAGGACCGGATATTGAAAGAAAGTACGGAAGTGCCATATTGGGAGTAGGAGGAAAGTCCCGTGAGTACTTCCTTAAATATGTGCTTAATCCGGCGCTTAAAAATTACTTCTCAAAATTTGGTGTATTATGAGTTGTTGGTGTCAAGGTAATAAACGGCTTGCTTCTATAGAGAAAATGCGGGAAATCGCAAGAAAGGCTGCTAAAATGGAGAAATCTGTGTTTGTTCTAATAGAAAAGCCGGATGGTACATATTATTTTGTCAAAGATGGAGAGGATTATACCGGCACCTTTATTGAGTACGTATATCCATAATACGACAAAAAGAACAGTTTTTGCATCATGTGGTCAGAAAAATCACGGGGATTATACAAAAATAAGAGGAAATATAGAGCAAATATATGCTGTTACAAAAAATAAAATAATTGTTTGTCGAATAGCAAAAACTTATTATATTTGCAGTGCGATGCAGCTTGGGGGAGCGCAGATAAGATATTAAGTATTTCCATAGAGTTGGGAATATATGAACAGTGCCGAAAGATCCTCAAGCGTTCGGCGCTGTTTTTTTGTATTCCCGTGTGTGAAAGGGCACACTGCGAAAATTGTATGAATGATATTCAGATTTTCAATGATGACTTGGCATCAATCGCCTTAAAAGCAAAAGAAACAAACGAAGTCCATGTTTATGAGCATCCTTTATTTGGCAAGATTCGTATGTTTGTTCAAAACGGTAAGACTTGGTTTTGCGGAACAGACATTGCAACATCTTTAGGGTACTCTAATCCTCGTGATGCGATAGTAAGACACTGTAAGTCACAGGGCGTCGTGATTCACGACACCCCCACAAATAGCGGAGTCCAGCCAATGAAATTCATCAGCGAAGGTAACGTCTACCGTCTGACAGCAAAAAGCCAAATGCCGAAAGCCGATGAATTTGAAAGTTGGATATTTGATGATATTGTCCCTTCTGTGATGCAGACCGGAAGTTACTCCGTCAAGCCATCATTGCCTAAAACTTACCTTGAAGCTCTCAAAGAACTGGTTGTAGTTGTCGAAGAGAAAGAGCGTTTGGCATTAGAAAATACGACTATGAAACCCAAGGCGGATTATTTCGACAGGCTGGTAGATAGGAAGCTGCTGACTAATCTGCGCGATACGGCAAAAGAGTTAAAAATACCTCAAAATAAATTCATCTCTTTGCTGTTAGAGAACAAATATGTCTACCGTGATACAAAGCGTAGATTGAAGCCTTATGCTGATCATACTCCATCTTTGTTTGAATTAAAAGATTATGAACATAATGGACATACCGGAACGCAGTTGCTTATTACTCCAAAAGGGAAAGAGACATTTCGGTTGATGTTTAGCGCATAAGAATTGTACAAATTAAAATGGAGAAATAATTATGGGAAAATTTTCATTCTATGAGCTGTTGCATAAAATAGACGATGATAGTAATTTAGCGCGTTGTTTTAACGAAGCATTGAGAAAACTGGATATTGTAAGGATGATTACATCTCCGTCTACATTTGAAAGAATGTCAGAGGATGCAGATCAACATTGTATTGATTTGTTTTATGAATCTTGTTTGTGGGAAATGTATTTGCATGGAGTCATATCAAAACTACATGGCTGGCAGGCTGTTATAGATAAATATTTAAAGGAATTTGAGGGCAGTTGGAAGTATTATGCCTCATATAAGCGAATAGAATCAATCAAAGAATACGGCGGGGAGGATGAGGATTATGACGACAATGGCAATATCCGGATAGTGAATCTTTCCAATAAAGATCTGGAACACTATACGATTATCGGTGATTTGATTCAGAATGACTGGCGGGATATTGTGCAAGAGACAAAGCCAGAGCACCTGGACGGGTTGCTAGCGGCCCTTCAGACTCAGGGTGAGATATCTATAACTGATATTGTCACAAAGATAACAGGTCAGGAGATTCCTGTGTACAGAGAAGATGAAAAAGGCAAGATGGTTGAAATGTCTTTTGCTGATAAAGCTCTTTTGAAAGCTTCTAATAAAAGTAATGCGGAAGAATTGGCTATTGTCATATTGTTTGCTTGTATTAGCATTCAGTCGATAATCGAAGAGTTGAAGTCTCTTGATAAATTCAAAGATAATAACGGAAGGCTTATGTCTGTCTACAGGGATGTAGGATGTCTATTATCTATGAATTTTAAAGAAATGAGGGTGGTTGATAGTTTTTCTCAGAAGAAGTAGGTTTAATTAATAAAAAAGGGTAGCCACAAAGCTACCCTTCCCTGTCGATTGGCGTCAACTTCAGTGCCGGACCGAAATCCCTGACTTATCTATTATAATGCTTCTATTTTGGTTGCGTCTTTTAATCCCAAGTATTCATTATCATCTTTTAGCCCTGTAAGCCCAAAAGGAGTTTTACGCTCGTGTAAACATTTTTCTGTCAAATCGTTAACTAGGCTGATAATATGTATAAGTGTCTCGATTGTACACTTATTGTCATCATACACATAATCATCTGCGTTGATAATATCCTTAATCAAGTTCAGCAACCCTGATGATAAGCCGAACATGCCGGCATGGTTTAAAATCTCTTTACCGAACTTTGCCAGTTCGCAAACTTGGTCTGCTGTCAGACCTTCAAACTTTTCTCTAATTTCTGAAAATTCCATAATGATACTTTTTATTTTTCGTGATTCGTGTATTCGTATGTATTCTGATGATTTACAGCGTATAAGCTGCATTGTTAGTCGTTGTAAAAGAAGTGTTCGCTTCCTTTACGGAACACCCTATATGCTGCATACAGGGTGCCCAGCAGTATTAAAAGTTCTAACATGGCGGTGTGATTAGGCGGCAGAATTCATCTCACCTTTTATTTGCTTGATGGCTTTCTTCACGTCCCAATCGTTTTCGTATAGGGCTATGATGAATCGCCTGCCTTTCTGCGTCCAGACCGTATATGTGTTGGTGTGGGTATTACCTCTTTCGCTCGTGAAAATGTTGGTCCTTACATCGTGCATTCCCCATCTGTCATACGGAGCTTTCAACAGCCATTGGTCGGACTGTTTGTATTGTATGCCAAGCTCTTTCAGTTTGCTGTTGAGCTTTTCCGCATTCATCCCTATCTCCTTAGCTACCTGTGTAGTGGTCAGAGTGTTGACCGATTGTAGGTGGGTGTCGTAGTAGTTGACCTTAGGGGCGGCCTGCTTGATTTCCTTCTCTTGCAATTCGATGGTGATTTGCTGTTGTTCTGCTTTTACTTCGAGCTGTTTTAGGCGTTCTTCACGCTTTGCAAGCGTGGCTTGTGCGATGGTAAGGGCACGTGCCATGATTTCTTCGGGGGTGTCTTCTGATTTGGTGGCGAGGTAGCCGCCAGTGGTTCGTACTTCGTGAAGGATTTGTTTTACCCCCTTCTTGAATTGTTTGGCAATTGGTTTACGGGATTGCATAAGGACTTCATATAATCCGTCCTCGGTTAGCATCCAAACTTCCTGATTCCCACCGGGGGTCGTAACAATATTACGAACCTTTTCATCATCATCTACGAGATTAGTTAACTTGCTTGAATTGCTTTCGGAGTATTCTAATACTTCTCCTACTTCTTTGGCTAAGAACAATGGATTTTCTGCTGTTCCATAAACGGCGAATTGGTGTCCAAGCAATTCGGTTTGTTTTAGGACTTGAATTGGTTGATTTAGCATAATAATAAAAACGCGCCTACTACGAGCTGCTAAATCAACCATAGGGTTTATTTTGGAGGCGTTTCCGTATCTCCACTCGGTAGGCGCAATATCTTTAAAACGATAGATACTACTACAATATGTCTTGGCAAAAAAATAACTCCCAATGGAATCCATAGGAGTTTGCCACCCCTATAATTGATTTAGCACTGCAAATATACAACCTTTATTTGAAATACAAAAAGAAAAAGCGGGAAATATTTGCGAAAAAGTGAATTATAAGTTACCTTTGCGACATGAAACAGGAACGGAAAATATTATTCTATAAAGACTACTTCATTTCATTCTATCGTTCACTGGATAGCGGAGCGCAAAAGAAACTTGATTACGTGTTGGGCATGCTCAAAATACAGGAACGGATAAGTGAGAAGTTTGTAAAATTTGTCCGTGACGGCATTTATGAAATCAGAGCGTCTTATGACGGGAATATTTACCGTGCATTCTTTCTATTCGATGAAGACAACATCGTGATGCTGTTCAACGGATTTCAGAAGAAAACGCAAAAGACGCCGGAAAGTGAAATTAAAAAAGCATTGGAACTTAAAAAAGAATATTATGCAGGAAAAAAATAACATTGGCAGCTTTGACGCCATACTTGATGATAAATATGGCAAAATAGGGTCTCCCGAGCGTGAAGAATTTCACAAGGAGGCTTATGCTTATTGCATAGGGCAAATAGTCTGTAACGCACGTAAACAAGAAAAAATGACGCAATCTGAATTGGCAGAAAAAGTCGGTACTAATAAAACTTATATATCAAGGATAGAAAAGGGAGTTATCGAACCTGGGGTCGGATTGTTTTTTCGTATCATCGACGCACTCGGTCTCAAATTCGAGATTGTAAAGCCTGTGATGTAAAGGGAAAGGGAATGATATGGAAACTTACACTCTTGAGGATATAAAGGATAAGGTTTATGGAGAAATCGGTACTCCGCGCCGGGATAAGATTGAAACCGAACTTTCCAACCTTCGTGTCGGGCTTCAGATACGCAATGCTCGTGAAGCAAGGAAAATGACCCAAAGCGAGCTTGCAGGAAAGATAGGAAAGGAGCGTTCTTTCATATCTAAAGTTGAAAGGGAAGGGAGCAACCTTACTCTTTCCACGCTTTACGACATTGTGACTAAAGGGCTTGGGGGTAAATTGAACATAGAGGTACAATTTTAACCATGTTTTAGCTAAAACGGATTAAAGCAGTAGAGTAATTTGTCCGTTAGTTTGCTGTATACAGTTATTTAAACGCATAAATTATGAGAAAAATAGCATTTGTTCTGTTATTGTTTTCGTTCTTGTGTTCATGTGATAAAAATGAAGAATTAAAGCAAGATGAAAATTTAAGATTGAAATATAAGGGAGTAATCACTGTTAATAATGATAATAGCAGAAGGGTCGTTTTATCTTTTTATAAAGATATGACATATGATATATCAACAACGATTTCTCCTGTTTTTGGTAATGAGGGCGACAAATATATGTCTGGTGCTTCCGGTGTCTATCGTGAAGAAGATGATAGAATTATATTGGAGGAATCTGCTCAAATTGGCATATGGGAAAAAGTCGGTAAATATGAATGGAAAACAGAAAATGAAAATACGATGGAGTTATCTAAATGGTTTCCTGTAGAATATACTATGTCGGGAGATAATATCGAAAGTCTCTCTAATGGTGTAGGAATATTAGTGAAGGGAATTAAATATTAGCATGTAGAATATATTATAAACATTTAAATTACATACACTTATGAAGAAGTTTTTATTTTTATTAGCTGTATTGTTTGTCGTATCATCTTGTAGTACATCTAGTTATAGTGAAAAAAGATGGTCTATAGATTTTAGAGAGTATATAAATGACCCTAATTTTACTATAAATCCGACAGATATTGCGAATAAGGAGTTTGAACCTATAGGCTTAATAGATTTGGAATTCTGCGGAGGGGCAAAAGTAAAAAAGGAGCATAAATTGCATGTACGCAAAGTGACAGTTGATAAATGGTCCATATATTATGTCCCAACCTTAGAAAGAATGATTTCTACTGCAGTTGAAGAGGCTAAAAAGATCGGTGCTAATGGAATTATAAAATTTGATCTTATCAGAAAAGATAAAACAAAAGGTTCATATCCTGTATATGAAGTTACAGGAGTAGCCGTAAAATATAAATAGAAAGATATTATTCATCTTTCTCCTAACCAGTCTTCGCCCGCCGGAAGGTGGGCGTTTTTGTGTTGCTGAAAAGTTAAATCGAGCGTTGTTTTAATCAATTTGCTAAGTAAATTGTTTCATTAATAAATTGTTTGCTATATTTGTACAATAAAACATCATCGATAGAACAAAAAGTTAATGAACATACTAAACACATGGCTCCAGTAATCACATATTTACTAAACAATGCTCCTTGGATAGCTGTTATAGTATTAGCAATCATTGGGAGTTGGAAACTGTCAAAGTATCATGCTAAGTTAGAAGAAACTAGGAATAAGGTTGATAGTCTTCCTTGTGATAAACATAAGGACGGTATTCGTGATTCAGAACAAAGATATAATGAACTACAACGAATTGTTACCTCTACCAATGATATGGTTGTCGAAATAAACAAATGGTTAATGAAATTTGATAATGATATGATTGATAAGTTAGCAAAGAAGGCAAGTCCCTTAAAAATGACCCCTCTTGGAGAAGTTTTATTTGAGAAATCATCAGCCAAAAAAACAATAGATAATAATATTGATTTTTTAATTAAGGAACTAGAAGATATAAACCCTCAAACAGCTTATGATGTGGAGGAAGAAGCACTAAGTTATCTTTTGAGAAACATGGGGAATGAGATGTTTGCTGATATAAAGAAATTTCTTTATTATTCCCCTGATACAATTCAATTAAAAGATCCTTCTTCTGGAGAAGATAAAGATGTGAGGCTTTCAATGCAATCTATAATCAAGCTAATGAGCATATATCTTAGAGATTTATATTTAAAGAAACACTCTAATATCGTATAATATATAAAGGCGGACTAACATCCGCCTTTCTTTTTGCCTGCCTTTCTTATCTTTATTCATTCTAAATAGCTTGTAAATTTCCTCAAATCTTCCTATATTTGTGCGGAAACCGTGTCAAGTGGCCCGGTACTTAATTCGAACGTTATGGCAAATGAATTAAAAATCACGGATGTAGTCGATCAAAAAGCTTTTGATCAGTTGCGAAACTTTAAGGCGGAATTAAACGAGAATTATTCAATTTATAAGAAGCTTGCTTTAGAATTAGCCGGTGGAGTTAAAATCAATCCTAAAACATTCCAAGAATTATCTGACAAATCGATTCTTTATAATAAAACACTAAATGATCTTATTGTTACTCAGAATAGAATGGCTGCTATTCAGGAAAAATATAATAAGACTTTGGAGGATTATGGGAATAAGATAAATAAATTACTGACTCTTAATACCCTTCCTAAGCAATTTGACGATTTAGTTAAAGGGATAAATAAGATATCTAGCTCTCTAGATACGCTTTCTTCTAAATTTCAGAACGCTTCTTCTGCCCAAAGTTCGGCATCTCAGGCAAATCAATCGTATACCCAATCTACTAATCGATTAAATCAGGCGATAGCGACTACTGAGATTAGGTATGCTGAAATTGTAGATAATATATTAGCTTATGATAATAATGTTACTAAATTGACGGCAGATACCATTCAGAACAAGATTAGAATAAAGGAATTAGGAGATGAACTCAAACGATTGGATAAGGAATATAAGAATGGGAATATCGGCTTAACTGATTATCTGAATAAATCTGCATTACTAAAGCAGCGTCAAACGGAGCTTTCGGAACAAAACAAGCAGTACTCAAGCTTAATGAGAAATCATGCTGCTGTTATTATTTCCGCATCTAGCAGCTACAACGAAATGAATGCTGCGGTATTGGCTCTTGAAAAACGGCTGAAATCTATGTCTAAAGATTCATTTTTAGGTTCTGAAGGACAAAAGACATTACAGCAGATACAGACGCTGAAGAATGAATTAAAAAGCATGGATGCCCAAATGGGAAATTATCAACGTAATGTTGGTAATTATGCTTCGCATTGGAATGGTTTAGGTATGTCTGTTCAACAAGTCGCAAGAGAACTTCCATCTCTTGCAGTTGGTTGGAATACGTTTTTCCTTGCAATATCTAATAATCTTCCGATTTTAGCAGATGAGATTAAAAAGGCAAATGCTGAATTTAAAGCAATGCGGGAATCTGGAATGAAGGGAATACCTGTTTGGAAACAGTTGACTGGGGCTATCTTTAATTGGCAGACAGCATTAGTGGTAGGGATAACTTTGCTTTCTGTATATGGAAAAGATTTGGTAAATTGGATTAGCGGATTGGGTAAAACAAAAGATGCATTATTAGAAACAGTAAATGCTACAAATCAATTAGCGGTAGCTATGAGAAAGGGAGTGTCTGATTCGGTTAAGGAGCGAACAGAGTTAAAGCTATTATATGATGCTTCGCAAGATACTACGCGATCAATGGAAGAAAGGAAAGCGGCGGTTGATGAGCTCCAAAAAAGATATCCCAATTATTTAGGAAGTGTCAAAGATGAGGATATATTAGCAGGAAAAGCAGCTTCGAGTTATAAAGAACTGACGTCTGCTTTAATTGCGAACGCCCAAGCACGTGCTATCGAAGAAACAATGGTGGAAAATAGTAAAAAGGCTCTTGAATATGAGAATAAAATGCGATCTGCTCTTGTAGATCGTTATCAAATACAAAAAGAAATAGATAGATTGGAAGCAGAGGGACCTAAGATTGTTGTACAAAGGGGAGGTGGGGCTTATGATGCAAATGCACTTGCTCTTGTAGGTTTAAGAACCAGGCTTGAAGATGCTGAAAAAAGAATGGAGAGTTTCCAAAAAACAGCTGATGGTTTTAAAAGAGCAAATGAGGGACTAGCTGAAAGCATTAATATAAATGACCTGCTAAATCCACCAACATCAAAAGGTGAAAATTCGGCTGATAAACTAGCAAAACATCAAGAAGACATCGCTAAACGTCTTTCCGAAACCCGTATTTCTCTTATAGATGATGAGTATGAAAAAGAAAGGCAGACAGCTCAAAAGAAGTATGAAGAAAATATAGCATCCATCAAAGGTAATTCGGAAGAAGAAAATGAATTGAGAAAGAATTACGAACAGATACTTCAGGATGAATTGCTGGCGATAGATAAGAATTACTTGGATAAAAAAGATGAAGAAGAAAGAAAAAGGATTGAAAGCCTTGCGAAAGATAAGATGGATAGCGCAAAGAATACATATGCTGCTGAATCCATTAAGAGCTCGAGAAATATGCAAAGAGATATCCTCGAGCAGGCCAAACTATATGAAAAAGGCATAATCACTAAAAAAGAATACGAGAAGAGAAAGGCCCAAATAACGCAAGATTATGCGATAATAGAGACTGAGCGTACTATGGCACTTCTGCAAGAATTGATTAATGTACAAGGCATATCAGATGAAGAAAGATTAAGATTGAAAGAAGCCCTTGCCGAAGAGGAAATAAAGCTTATAGAAAAGGTTAGAGATGCCCACACTAAAGCAAGGGATGAAGAAAATGAAAGTGATAAAAAATATTGGGCAGATATTCAATCATCAATAGATAACCTGAAGAATGTTAGTGATGACGCAGTTGATGGGCTAGGCACGCTGTTTGGAGGAATAACAGAGCTAATCCTGAAGATGGTAAAAGATGGTAAATTGGGATTAGAAGATCTTTTGGCTAGTGCAGCTGCTATATCTGAAGGATTATCAACTATGGTTATAGGCATGTACGATCGGCAAATAGAAAAAATCGAAGAGCAACAGGAAAAGAATGAAGAAGCCGCAGAGGAAGAAAAGGAGCGCATCGAGGACTTAGTGAATAGTGGAGTTATTTCTACGGAAGTAGGTGAGGCTCGGAAACGGGCCGCCGAACAAACGACAGCCGATAAAAATAAAGAACTGGAAAAGCAAAAAGCTGAAATCCAGCAAAAACAGGCCAAATGGGATAAGGCTAATTCTATTATACAGGCAACAATTGCAACATCCCTGGCGGTAACTAAAGCGTTGCCGAATTTTGTTATTGCCGCTATGGTTGCCGCAATGGGAGCTGCTCAAATAGCCATGATCGCAGCCCAGCCCATCCCGAAATACGCAAAGGGAACAAAGGATAAATCTCACCCGGGAGGTTTGGCTATTGTCGGTGATGGTGGCAAGCGAGAGGTTATTCTTACAGGTAACGGAGCTTATATCACCCCATCTGTCCCCACTTTGGTTGATATGCCTAAACATGCTGAGGTCATCCCAGATATAGTTGATTACAAAAAAATGGCTCTTCGCTCTGACGCAATGATGCTTGATAAGATGAGGCGTGACAAAGGAGATCCCGTCATTGTTAATGTAAATAATGACTATAAGAGTCTGGAGCGAAAAATGGACGTGACTAATCAAGGAATGTCAAACTTGAATAAGACATTGCGAAAAATGGCCCGTTCCGCAGAGTATCGCTATCTTGATAGTAGATTGTAAAGATTTAAAGTTAAACATTTATATATTTAATTCTTATGGAAAAAGTAATCTTAAAAGTTGAGTTGGAAAGAGATGATATATCGGCAATGTTTCGTCTTTCTGGTGGAAAATTAACAGATGAACTATGGGATAAAATGAAAGATGCGGAATGTACGGTGGAAGATGAAGATCTGGAGGATCAGTCCGCAATGTTTAGGATAATGTTTAGTGCAATTGCTATAAAGAAATTATTGCAAGAAGATCGCTCTAAAATAACGGAAGATCAATCAGATCATAAACCTTTCAAAAGCCGTTTTTCAGCAATAATGGAGAAGCAGCAGCAACAGAGAGAAGAACTAAGGAGAATAAAAGAGGAAAGGGATAAGGGTATATAAAGATGAAAACATTTATAATAATATTGATAGGAATAATGTTAACCTATCTTACATGCGTGGGTATTTATAACGAATGGGACTTTATCTCAAGCGTGGACCCAACAGGATTTGCAAAAAGAGCAGGTGCTGCATTGATACTTTTTCTTATATATAGCGCCTTCTCTTGGATTGTAATAACAGGAATAATTGAATCATAAATATGCTATACAATGATTTAGACAAAATTCCCTTGGACATCTTTATTGACGTCTTTTTAGGAGAAAAGAGAAAACTCATAATAGACGGCAATCATTCAGAGGAAGAACTGGAATCACAGGCCTCAATGCTCATATCTGAATATATCGAAATTGTAGGTGGAGCTTCTGTTTCTAGTGAAATCTTGAAAAAGAGTAATCTGATCAATCTTCATATAAAAGTTGAATGTATGAGGATTGCGGAACTGATGGCAAATCGGGGAGAATGGGATGAAGTGGTTAATATCTTAAGATCCTTTGGATATCAGCTATTCCCGTCTGAACATGAAAAAATTAGAAAGCGGATATCGGCTATAATGTCGCAGAGTCGTTATCTGATAGAGAGCTATAACAGCAAAAAGACGGAAGAGCAATCTTTCAAAATGGATAAAAATTACTTTGCCAGGGAAAGAGTTATGGTCATGGCTCATTTTGGAATGCAGATCCGCAAGAATGAGATTACGGCAAAAGAATATGCCTTTATGGTTAAGCGTATGTGTGACGATGTAAAATCAATAAAACGCAAGTAGCTATGTACTTTAGATGTCAGATTTTAATAAATGGAATATCCTACGAAGCAACGGATGATCTCAAGAACTGGGATGATTTTGAACTTGCTTATAAAAGAAGTGATTATGACGGAGTACTTCGTTCTTTTAGCACTAAATTTGAGTTTGTAAACCGGTCTTATAATTTGTTGAAGGAAGAATATTCAAAGAATTACCTTTCTTCCAGTGCCGGTATAGCTTTTTATAAAAGAAACAATAGCTGGAACTGGGATAAGGTATTTCAGTGCGCTTTAGATTTTTCCTCTTATTCGGATAATGGATATACAATCTCTATTAACGCAATTGATGATACGCTGGCCGCTATTATTAAAGCTAAGAGAAATATTCAGTATGAGTATCTGGTGTCTGAATTAAAGCCTCAATCTCTTTATTATGACGGTCTGAAATTTCAGTATGAAGCTAAATACGTGTCAGGAGGAACAACTGTAGAAGATGATGCTAACCTTCAGTATATCGAACATTATGGACCTCTTCTTCCGGGGGGAGAGGGGAAGCCTATTGTATTGGACTTTCCTTTGTATATACTAGATAATAGTGAACTCCCGAAGCTGAATTCTCCATTAGTCTTTACAGATGAGCCGTTTTCGAGTGATGGGGGTGTGCAGCCCTTTGCAGAAGCGCTTTCCGATATTAATATCACAATAAAACTGTCATTTTCGTTTTATGTGATTGGAAGCACGAGCAATGGAACTGTATCTTCGCAGATTGTATTATATATACAAAGGGCTGACGGAACACTCGAACAGAAAATGAGGGCTCAACATATAGCCGGGAACTCCCCTACTTTTGTTAATGAAAATATAACTTCAGTTCTTCATAAAGGAGATACTGTCAGGATGGAACTGGAATTAAACAATTCAGTAAGACCTGTGGCAATGACATGGGCTACTTATCTGAGAGGCTTCTCTTTATCTGTAAATTTCCAATCCCGTATCAATCCTGTCAATATAGATGTCCTTCTTTTGACCACTGTTGCAGAAAAGCTCCTTGAAAGCATGACAGATAGCAGTGATTATAGCGTAGATATATACAATTATGTACCTGGTGGAATTACCCGGAGTCGACTCTCTTCGTGTTTTATAATGCCGGCAGAAAGTGCAAGAAATCTTCCTAATGCAAAGCTATACACTTCCTTCAAGAAATTTTGTGAGTTTATGGAGGCTGAGTTTGGCTATGTTCTGGTTGTAGAAGGGAACAACGTTACTTTTATTCATAGATATGCATTGTTTGACAATTATGTCGTAAAAGACCTTTCAGATCAGATAAACGATTATGAATATAGCGTCAATTCCTCTCTTGTCAACACTTCTGTAAAAGTTGGATATGATAAGCAGGATTATGACAGTATCAATGGACGTGATGAGTTTCGGTTTACAAATGAATTCTCAACAGGATTAAAACTGACGGATAATACTCTTTCTTTTATCAGTCCTTACCGGGCGGATGCGTATGGAATAGAGTTTTTGGTTCAAAAGCGAGGGGAAGATACCACCGATAATGATAGCGATAATGATGTTTTTATCGTAGGTTGTCAATATGCAACTTCGGCAGAGAATGGTAATCTGTTATTAGACCGTCCGTACAGCTCTAGTCAGTTGCTGGGTCTAATCAGCCCTGATACAATGTTTAACATAGAATATTCACCTCGTTTTATGCTGGAAGCAAATAAGGCATATATAGGCGCATGTACAAATATGCTTAAGTTTACTTCTTCTGATGGTAATAGTAATGTCTCAATTGCGGGAATAAAAGAAACCGATGATTTTCCTATAGATAATCGCTTGTTTACGGTAGGAGAAGTAGACGTTGAGACAAGTGAAGTGGATATTCCTTCAAATTTATCCGGATTAATCTCTCTTGATTATAATGGAGAGGCCGTACACGGATATATTAAAGAGATGAAGATTAATGTCGGAAAGACCGAATCGGTAAGATATTCTCTAATTGTGAAAGAGATAAAAAGCTGATAAGTTATTGTAATTGTTATAATAATTAGTATATTTGCATTGCAGTGTCAAGTGGCACTTAACCCATAAAAGAACGAAAAGACCATATGATTAAAATCGGTGACATCTGTCCATTGTTCTTTTCTCCATTAAAGAACAAATTTCAGCAGGATATAGACTATATCCAGCGCTTTCATACAAATGACAACATTCTAGTCCAGGTATTTTCGAATGATTCCAGCCATTCTGTTACGGCTTATTTACGCAATTTAGTATCAGGCAATCAAATACCCGTTTCTTTTTCTGAATATCAGGTGAATGATACGATAAAAATGTATTATTCCGCAATAACAGGACTTCATGATGCTGTATATGTACTTGAGGTAGCGGATGCTTCTGGCAATTTCTATGCCGTTAGCGAGCCCTTCTCAATATGTTCTGATAGCCTCATTTTGGATGAGACATGTCTTATTAGATGCTCTCACAAAGATAATAATTCTCCTTTTGACAATATCTTCTGGCCTGGTGAAGATCAGTTGTTTTTTGAATTCAGAATAGAGGGAGGATTCAAACCGAACGGTTATTCTGCAAAAGTTGAGAATGAGCAATTTCGGAATCAAAAACAGGAAATTATAGAATTATATTCAATTCCATATGACACGTTTTCTTTGTCGTGCGGTAATTCCTCAGGTATTCCTTATTGGTTTGTTCAATTTATAAATAAAGCCCTATGTCTTTCCGATTTTTATATAAATGACACGGCTTATGTTCGCTCTGGAAATTCGGTGCCTGAAGTAACTCAGGTATCGGAGGATAGTCAGATGTTCTGGGCTTCAGTCTTATTGGAGCAGAGGGAGAATAATCTTTCAGGTTTGGGTGGAATACCTGGAGGATCGTCGGCGATTAATCTCGTTGGATTTAATATAAACAATCCCAAGGAGGGGGAGATGTTACAGTATGATTCCTCCCAATTAGCTTTTGTAAATACTGATAAAATTGAAGTGTAATGAAGAAGAAGGTAACAAAAGAGTTATGGTATGGAAGTGAGATAGACGAGGATGGCAATCCGGTATATCCTCCGTTGGCACCTTCTGAAGCAAGGCATTTAGAAGGATTGAATCAAGGGGAAGTATATATACATAACAGAGATGAAGACCCTAAAATCATTATTGTAACCGATAAAGGAAACGTAAAAGAAATTGGCGGAGATGGTGAAGCACTGGAGAAAAAATATATACGAAAGGATCAACCGGATGGTACCGATTTCTTATTGAGTGCTAACGGTGGCCTTGTAGTTCGTGGCGGAGAATTGATAGAAGAAGTTGAAGATTCACTGATTGAAGAATTAGAATAATATGGCAATACTAAGTAACGGTAAGTTCTACGGATTTCTTTGTTCTGTAAAAGCGACAGGACGTAAGTTGTCGAACGGCGTAAAGGAATACGTCGAAGACTTCGTGTCCGGATTTGCCGGTCATGGATGGAAGCTGTGGGAGTATATCAAGGGCAAATGGAAGCTGGAGATAGACAGTCTTGTTGTTCGCGAGACAATGGTCGTTTTTGAGCTTCTTATTCAGAAGATCCGCGCGGTGAAGGGTGCACTGGGTATCACTCAGGCATGCGGCCGTATAAAGACTGCCACGCTGGATGAGTCCGGACAAAACTGGCTGGTCACCATCGAGGATGAGATGTCTTTTGTCGCACACGATTTCATCCGGTGCCAGGATTGGACGAATGGTACCCTTAAAGGCTATTGGGTCGAGATATCCGAAATACGCAAGATTGACGGTGTTGATACAATCGTCATACCTGTCAGTGAGTTCACCGGCGGTATAGGTTACACAGACGGCATGGAGGCTGTTGATCCGGCATTGTCGGGTATGACTACTCCGGCTGTCAGTGATGAGATTGTCCAGTTCGGTAACTCGAAGGATGTAAATCGTCAGAGTGCGATCTATCTGCATGCCGATGAAGGTGGACAGCCTGCAATCGATATTCTGTTTGGTATCAACAGCAAAAGTTTTGCCGGTTGTACGAAAATCCGTATGGGCGGTGATATTCCCGGAACAGACGGGCTTAAGGGTTTCTATTGCGAAAATGGTATGATCAAAGGTACAGACTCTAAAGGGCATGTCGTTTACTGTATCTATCCGGACGGTACTGCTGAGTTTGGAGACGGATCAGCCCGATTTGCTACAGATAGATCAGGTCACATAGCCGGAGGTGCCATTTCGTGGTATTGGGACGCATCGAAAAAAAAATATGTGTGCTCCATGAAGGGAGTGGTTCTAACGTGGGATAATCTGGACGAGGAAGCAAAGGAGAATCTAAAGGGCGAACCGGGTAAAGATGGACAGCCCGGTACGGATGGCAAACCGGGTACTGACGGTAAAGACGGTACAAGCCTCATTTTTATGGGGGAATTCTCTTCTGCTCCGGCAAATCCTCAGAACGGATACTGGTATCGTAATACTACCGACAAGAAATGCTACGTATACCAGGATGGCGCATGGTATGTGATGACTGAGGATGGAAAGAATGGTCTTGACGGCGAAGGAAGTATTTCTGCTGATCTTGACGATGAAATGCAGTCTGTAGCTTGCTCTCTGGACGGGACAGTGGTATTCGGTTTGCCCATCACAACAACATTCTCTATGTTCTACGGAACAACCGAGCTTCCTCTTGATTCTCTTTCTGTAGGTAGCATTACAGGCGTGACAGCAACGGCTGATCGTAGCACGGGGATAGTTAAGGTTACAGCTATTACTGCTACGGTGGCTGATGTAATTCGTATACCCATAACGGGACGGGTAACATACAAAGGTTCTCAATATGAACGTACCCTGCATTTATCGATAAACAAAGTGAAGCCGGGGGAGAATGGAGAGAATGGGACCGACGGAACAAATGGTCAGAACGCGGTCATTTACTCGCTTCAGCCATCGACCAATATCATAAAGAGAGATGCTGACGGGAACAGTGATGTCTCGAATATATCCTGCCGGGTAATGAAGACCGACGGAGCTTCTACTGTCGTATCCTCTCTGCCGGTTGGCTACTCAATGGATTATATTATAGACTCAGGGAATGCGACTAGCTATACTCCGGATAAGCAAATATCCGTCTCCGGGATAACAGATAAGATACAGTTCCGGCTTTACAATGAAACATCGGGAGTAGTACTGATCGACCGCGAAACGATTGCTGTTGTCTCAGACGGGAAGAAGGGGCTTGACGGTATAAATGGTGAAGATGGTAAAGACGGGCTCAGTATTACGTGGAAAGGGGATTTATCAAGCGCTCCTGCCAATCCTCAAAAAAACTGGGCTTATCGCAATACCAGTAATGGTATCGTCTATATCTATAACGGCACCGCTTGGGAGTTGATGGTTGCGGACGGTCAGGACGGAACAGATGGTACTGACGGCACGGATGGCCTGAGTGTTTTCATTACATACCATGACAGCGAAGATGAGCCATCCCGTCCGACCGGAAGCGGGACAAGCGGAGGATGGCATACTAACGCTACAAAAGATGTTGTCTGGATTTCTCAGAAGGTCGCTTCAAGCGCTTCTTCCGGCACATGGGGTGATCCTATACGATTCAAGGGATTGCCGGGAAAATATACGGAACTACGGTATAAGTATGCTTTCGGAAAGCCTGCTACGCCTACCGGTACAAATCCGGCAGGATGGTCCCTTTCTCCGGATCGGGAGGATATTACCTTCTCGTATTCGGGTAACTTTACAAAAGACGGTGATTACTATGTCTCTCCATCTCCTACATCTCATTCCTCGACATACAAGCAAAGGGTGTCATTTACGACAAGAAGAGCTAATCAGATGATACATATAGAGATTGATGTATCATCCGAGCAGAACTACGACAAGGGTATCGTAGAAGCCCTTGATACGTCCTATCGCATGGACAACGAACATGCCTGGGAGGGAAGTGGAGTAACCAATGCGGTGGTGGATATTGCAGTGCCTACAGCCGGCAGTCACTTTGTTGAGATTGTATATACGAAAGACGGCAGCACAAGCAGTAACGAGGACAGAGTCAAGTTCCGTATGCTCGATCCTACTACCTGTTGGTATTCCACTGCAGTGATTGATGGTAAAACAACTCCTTCCTGGAGCGAACCTGTCATATTCCCAACGGACTCCAAGACCGAGGAGCAGGTTTACCTGCTTGCAAAGTCTAAGCGTAATGTTATTGACCTCCCGACATCAAACGAATACGTTAACGAATATATTGGTGATGCTCCTGAATATAGTAGCTCAAAATTCTATTCGGCAGGTAACATAGTAAAATACAATAATGTATACAAGGTAGCTATTCAGGCGCATTCGGGGATTGCTCCGACCAATGAAGCATACTGGGAAGATGTGCTCTGGTGGGTGGATAATCCTCGTGGAGCATCGGAAACTTATCCTTATGAGTATACTTGTGAACGTACTCTACAGGATGGAAAGTGGGGAGAATATAAGAACTATCGTCTCTTTGGTCATTACGGGAAGGACGGCGAACCGGGTGCAGATGGCAAACCGGGAGAGGATGCAAATCTCCTTCCTTGGGTAGAACGATGGGATAATAATAAGACACTGATAGATGGCGAATATGTCGTTTCTCCGAAGATGTTTTCCGGTACAAAGGATAGTGGTGGGAAACTGACCGGTATTGCATTAGGAAGAGATTGTATTACAGTCGATGGAGAGAAAAGAACGGGAATCTTTGCTCTTGTGGGTGGAAATATTGTATTTAAACTTGACCCAATATCCGAAGAGTATGAGTTTCAGGGTAGTGTGGTGGCAGATTCAATTACAATGAAAGATTTTGCACATCTTTCACAGGCTATATTTAAAGGAGACTTTATGTTCTCTCAACAAGGAATAGATGCTGATGGGAATCCAACCTCCAATTATCAAGAATTTAATCAGGAAAATCCGCAGGGTGGGAATTTTAAACCTAATCTGGCATTCAATCTTAAAACAGGGGATCAATATTCGAATGGGGGACATGTATATGGATTTGCGACCAATACTCCTATACAAGCTAATGGTACTTCAGTAGATCCCGACAAGGTTGCTTACAGTAAAGTGAACATATTATTTAGCGGAACTTCTTCCTTGCGTTTGCCTAATGATAAGAAGTTTGATGGAGTTGAATTCACAATTGTAAGTACTGCTTCCCGATCATTTGATGGTAGTGCAAATATTTATAGGGAAGGTGGAGGAGATACTAATTACTCAGCTACAGGTATACACTACAAAGGTGTAGAAATTAGGACGTGCTATATGAGATCGGAAGGGTCATTTATAAGGTTGATCGCTCATTGGAACGGTTCTAAATTAAAATATTACGTAGTCGGTCATAGTGATAATTTTGCCATGATTGAGCCTATTTTAAACACTCAAGGAGCAAGTGCAACACTGGGTATATGGTTTGTAGATCGAGTTTATACATCAAGTACTAGCATGCGAGTCTATTATAACGATATTAATTTATTCTTATTTATGCTCAACGTGTATAGTGGAAAAGACGCTCCTAATACTGGTGGTTTAAACTTTACTTCTCCAAGTAGTTGAGTTTTGTTCAATGTATAACAACAAAGAATCAAGATAATATATATGCGAGCAAAAGGTACAATAATCAAGTTGGCAATCTCCATCGACCTCCCTTCAGGACTGACGATGGATGATGTGGACTTCCAATGCCGCTTCTTTGTCTTCTCCGCCTCACAGGTGATAGAGAAGTCTAAGATGGTACGCATTAATGAGAACAGCTACAGCTGCTATGTTGACACTAAGATTATCGGATCGGGGGAAATATGGCTGGAGACTACGGCTTACCTTCCTGACTCCGACTATGAAGGCGGAACAAGAGTAGAGGTAGATAAGATGAATACCGGTATAAAGACAGTGTAAAATGGGATGTATATCTGTACATATCGAGGCTGTCAAGGGCATTGGAAATGTCTCGGCCAAAGCGGATGAGATGAAGGTTTCCGCTTCGGCAACGGGCATGAAGGTGTCGATAGGGGTTGTCTGTGATGTTGGTAAACAGGCTTATTTAAAAGTTGACCCTGATTACATATGGCTGATGCCTTCGAACAACTTTGAGGATAATGTCGATGTGTTGTCCAATGTGGTATGGCATGCTGTGCAGGAAGAATGATATAGTTAATTGAATTGTTTTATTTAAATTTTGTATTATGGCAAAACCTAGTTGGTTAAAGTTAAATCCGTCTACCGGATCAGGTAACGGGACAATTGCAAATAGCGCAGACGCTCACACAGGGCGTACTGCCCGTACAGGAACAGTAACGGTGACCGGTGTCGGTGTATCCACTCCTTCGACCTATAAGGTAACTCAGTCACCGAAGTCTGAGTTTGCTTCCTTTGATAATGGTTCTGAGATGTCTGCTCCTAAAACAGCAGGAACAGTGACCGTCGAGGGTAAAACAAACTCTTCGAAATTGACGTTTGCGTGGGCGGGAAGCGTAACAGATGTAACGTTGCCTACAAAGTATAGCGCGAATGGAACGCAGATTAACAATGCGGCTACTATTACCGGTGACCCGGGAGCTACTGCGGAATTTCCTTTCTCTATCGAGTTGGAGTTTCCTAAAAACGATACTATCGAAGAGGTCGTTAGAACCTTAAAGGTGACGGCCAATGGCGGACAGGCTGCTCAGATTGCTATCAAACAGGCTGCCGGTGATGCTACATTGTCTGTTTCTCCGGCGGAAATTACTATTCCTCAGAGTGGATCTGCTGTATCCGTCAATGTTACGTCTAACACTTCTTGGACTGCCGCATAATGAGCATGCAAATTCCTTGGAAAGAAGGAGAAGGCAACATCGTTATCACTCCCGGTTCAAATGGAACCGCAAGCGTGTCAAGCGATGTTGCCAACGAAGGACTCGACAGGGAGCAGACTGTTGTGTTTAGGACAACTAATAGTGGAGTACAGGCATCTGTCTCCACTACCATCTCCCAAATAGGCAAGAGACAGGCATTTGCTGTTTCTGAAGGACGTTTCTTGCTGTCGGATGGAAGTACGTTTAATGTGATTAAAAAAGAGTTTGCATGAGTGATTATAATAGCGGATTTACAGGAGATAGAGTTGTAGAATTGCTGAACATGATTCCCAACTTGGCAAAGGCAGACTTGTCTAACGCTATGACTCTATCTTTGGGCATGAACGGATATGCTAAGTTTAATAATGGTTTATTGATTCAGTGGGGATACAAGTCAAGCTCAAGCAACGACACCTATGTGTATTTACCACTATCATTTTATAACACCAGTTATGTTCCTGTGATTACCTACTACGAACCGGGCAGCGGTATGAATGTTGTTACTGGTTTTATAATATCGGTAGGTACAAACCTTTTTAGAATACGTAGTAGATATACCGTTGGGAATAATAATGGTACTGGCGCGGGAACTAATCCTTTTTATTGGATAGCCGTCGGGCGTTGGAAATAAATAATATTATGGCAAAATATTGGAAACAAGGATTCTACGATGAGCTGCAAGAAGGCTCAGTAGAGATAACGGAAGAATACTGGCAGGAGTTGCTGGACGGTCAGTCATCCGGAAAGGAAATAAGGGAGAACGAAAGCGGCTATCCCGTATTGGTTGATCATGAGTATACCCTTGATGAACTAAAAGAGATGAAGATAGCGGATATTAATGCTTATGACAAGTCAGACGCTGTGAATTCATTCACTCTCTCCGGAAAGAGAATGTGGCTTACCAAAGAGGACCGCGTAGGTCTTGTTAATTCAATCAATATTGAGAAGCAGGCCGGAAGACTGGATACCGTTTTATGGTTTGATGCGGTAAAGTATACGATACCTGTTTCAAGTGCTCTCCTTATGCTGAACTCATTAGAGTTATACGCTCTTGATTGCTATAATGTGACGCAGCAGCATATTGCTGTAGTTCGGGGATTGCAGACGGGAGAGGAAGTCGAGTCTTACAACTACAAGACCGGTTATCCGAATAAACTAGAGTTTTCATTATAAACAGATAAAACTATGATTTTGACACTACTATCATTATTGGTTTTCGCATCTTATGTTGGTGTGATGATTTACAAGACAAAGGGTATCCCTTATTCTATTTCCGATACCTATTACATTCTGAGTAACAGGTATTGGTTCGGTATATGCATGATTCTCCCGTCTTTGCTGTTGCTTCCGGCCGCATTGGATGCAAGTACAGAAAACAGTCAGTTCCTGATCTTTCTTTCTGTAGTCGGAATGATCGTGTTGGGAGTATCCCCGAATTTTAGAGGAGCGCACAAGAAAGCTCATATAGCCGGCGCGGTGATGTCGCTTGTATTCTCCCAGATATGGGTAGGATGCAATTCGTGGTACTGGCTGCTGCTATGGGCTGCATTTCTGATTTACGCAATAACGTTTGTAATCAAGAATTGGTCAGGAAACCTTATATGGGACCTGACGGCATGCAAATCGATGTTCTGGATTGAGTTAATTTCATTGCTAACCGTTTATTTGACTTGTTTGCTATGAAAGAAGCTATAGTACATACAACTACAGGCGGATTTGCGGCAATCGCTACCGCATTTGTTTCCGAGTCATTGCAGAATATGATTCCGTGGCTGATTGTATCATGCGCGGTAATCCTGTGCGACCTTCTCTTCGGTGTCAGAAAAAGTATGCTAATGGGTGAAAAAGTCAGATTCTCTCGTGCAATTCGTGCGACTATGGGAAAGATGGTTACTTATTTTGCTTTTGTCTGCATGGTCTGCATGATCACTGTAGCAAGTCATAGTGAATATCCTATTGATGTATATTCCTGCTTATTGGTATGCTTCATCGAAGGATGTTCGATTGTCGGCAATATATTGAAACCAAAGGGGATCAATATAAATGTAATTGGAGCTTTGGGAGTCTTTGGAAAGAAGGTGTTCAAGGTTGATAAAGAAGATGTGAAGGAGATTATAGAAAAGGAGAAGTAAGTATGAATTTATACACTATTATTTATGTTCTTCCCTTTTTGCTTTTTATCATACTCTATGCATTTGCGGAGAATAAGCCCAAAAATGGCAAAAGGAGTGTAAAGAATCGCAGAAGCTTGAAGAAACGTAGTTAAAGCATGTTCATATCCTAGGATGTAATCTGAAGGAGATATAAGTAATTTAGACGATGTCACTAATATGGGAAGAATTAGTATAAAGGCTTCTAGTTTGTATCTTCTTTTTGATATAGAAGAACATAGACATAACCATATAAAAGAAAAGTAAATGGATAATATAGAAGAAGTTGCCGTAAATATGATTTGCAAATATACATCGAGAGATTTAAACTCTGGTATATATAAATACAAAATAGAAAAGCATAGTGGCAGTTGTATGCAAAATCCTGTAAATACATTCTTTTGTTCAGCGTTATAGCTTTTTATTAATTCTGAAATATCCATAGGTGTATCATTTTTTGCAAAAGTAATAAATTATAAAATAGAAAATGAATATGATAAATAAAATCAGCGCACTAGCCGGCAAGCTTCTATCCATGATAGGCATAGACGGCATGGTCCACATTATAGTATGCCAGAATTTGGTTATGTGGCTATCAAAATATATTCCGCTATGGTTAGCGGTCGCTATAACCGTTGCGATCTTTATTCTGAAGGAAATATACGACAAGTATTGTAAGAAAAGCGAGTTTTCCATCAAGGATATTATCTGTGATTGCGGAGGTTTGGCGTTGGGAGTATTAACATTAATTTTATAGGAGGAAACATATATGGCAGATGTGAAGAAATTGGCACCGTTTATTCTAAAATGGGAAGGCGGTTTCGTTAATGATCCGGATGATTTGGGAGGTGCTACTAATATGGGTGTAACAATCGCTACCTATGAGGCGTATTGTAGAAAGAAAGGCTATCCTAAACCGACTATAGAGAGACTAAAGAATCTTTCCAAGGAGGAATGGACAGAGATATTGAAAACTATGTACTGGGATAGATGGAAGGCAGACGAGATCAAGTCTCAGTCGGTCGCTAATATTTTAGTTGATTGGATATGGGCCTCCGGTATTCATGGTATCAAGATTCCGCAGGAATTGGTTGGTGTAATGCCGGACGGAATTGTCGGACCAAAAACTATAGCGGCAGTTAATTCTAAGAATCCACGCGAGTTATTCGATCGTATCAAGATTGCCCGCTTCGATTTTATAGAAGATATCTGCCGGAAGCGTCCCGCAAACAACAAGTTCAAACGCGGATGGTTGAACAGAGTTAACGATATCAAATTTGAATCATAATAAGAGGAGGAACAATCATGAAATCAACAGTTATAACCTTCACAAAGGGTGAGAAGAATTATGTAAGCGATGCCGTTCAGGTAAATTCTGCGGAAGTAGGATTGCAGATTACATTTGAAAAAGGCGGTAAACTTTGGGTGTATATAAGCTATGACGGGCAGAATTACTCTCCACTGCCGAGTAGAGGCTATACAAAAGTGTTTGCTTGTCCGGTTGTCGGTTGTATCCCCGGACAGTATCTTAAAATCGAATGTGAAACGGAACCGGTAAAGGCTTCTATTTTTGAATCAGAAGAGTAATGGACGCAATAGGATTAAATCCAATTAAGCTTGATGCGATAGGGCTTGATCCTATTCGCATGAATGCGATACGCTTAGGAGTTCCGGGAGCTTCTTCCGGTTCCGCCCGTCCCTACATCGACCCCGACTTGCTCAAGCACGTCAAGATGGCCATCTCCACCTGGGGCAAGTCCAACGACGACCCCGACCGGGCAATCTTGAAGGACTTGTCCGGCAACGGGAACGACATGCGCCTGCTGAACTTCGGATTTGCAGAGGGCAGTGGATATGGGCTGTATGGAACTGATTTTACTACTTATCAAACTGTTCCTGCCTCTGTAGAAGTTGTTAGAACACATAATAAACTATCTGCTACAAATCATGGCATTATAGGTCATATGATTATCTATAAAACCATTGAAGATTCTTCTAGTTATCCGGATACTCCTGCTTTTAAAATAAAAGTTACTAATTTAACTAGCGAATTAAGATACTTTTATGTTAGTGAGACCAATACGGCTATCAGAACTTCAATTGCTATTACTTCTGATGGAGTGTATGATTTGCCTGAATCTAAGAATACATTATTTAATGGCACAGAACCTATTAATATTGGATTCTCAACATCCGCCGGCGGTTCTGTTACTATCGAGCAACTCCCCGACTTCGAAGGCTGGCTATGTACAGACGGAGTAGACGACATAATCGAGTCCGTCAAGCCCGTCTCTGAGATGTTGGAGGGTAGCAATGAGATTACGGTGGTGAGTATTATTCATCAGATATCAACTCCAAATACCAATAATTATACTAATGTAATTAGAACTAAAGCTGATTCTTATGGTGTTTCTATCGCAGTAGGGAAAGATGTAAGCAATGGTAAAACAGGAATATATGGATATACGGTAAAAGAAGGTAGTGCTACTATTATTAATTCAATATTAGGAGATAAAGCTGATTATACCCTTAGATACAACAATATTAATGCAAATATTGATTCTAAATTTTTTGTACAGGGTTGGTATCTTAATGGAAGTTACAGAGAATTATCTCAGATCGCTTACGCCGGAGGCTTCATCGCCAACAAAGTCCTGACCACCGACGAAATCAATCAGATCATCTCCTATTTCAACTTGGACCGTCCAGGACAGATCATCAAGCCTCAATTATACTACAACATCAAGAAGCAGGGCATCACTAACGAGAACCACGCAGAGTTCAACGATCAGTTGATTGACTTCATAAACGGTCACAACATTCAGTTGAACAATATTGGTTGGGAAGGGGAAAGTGGTATCAATAGCTATCCGGTTGTGTTTGGTGCTAATAAGACTTGGGAGACCTATGCAACATATAATTTTACTAGTAATATAAATGGTAATGAATTACATATTACCAAGGTATTAAATTCTAATGGTCTTATATTTAGTTATGTAAAACGAAATAATGAACTATTAAATATTAAAGAAATACCTTCTTTTGATATTGAAGTAATAGGACTTGAAGGAGAAAGTAAATTGCAATATTATTACCTTAGTGAAGAAAATGCTGCTAACATTACTATTTTAACTTTAGAAAACGGAGTTCATAAAATACCTAAGTCATTTATTCCAACAGATATTTTGCCTAATAGCACGTGGATAGGATTTAGAATTACTCCAATTCAGAAAGGAGTATCGAGTTTTGATTGTGATATCACTATCGAAGTCCTCCCCACCATCGAACACGCTCTCTGTCTCGACGGAATCAACGACTTCGGCAAGGTAACCGGTCTCCCTGTTTTGAAGGATTATACGGTAGTGGCTAAAAGGAAATGGTTGTATGGTGATTCTGTAACAAGTACTGAAACTGGCTCTATTGTTTCTAAATCTAAAGCTAGTCAAGGTGCTTTTATTTTAGAACAAACATTAAGTCTAAATCCTGCTCGTTGTGGTACTTGGAATTTTGGTACATTTAATGTATTGCCAAGTGATGATAAGTTGAACAAAGAATCATTTACTTATCAAACTAAATATAGTTATAATGGTAATCCTATCCAAGTAGGTGCAGGCGTTGACAGTGACTCTATGTGGCTAGGAACAATTAGAGATGGCGATAGCAGATTCTCCAAATTAGCTCTTCGGTCTCTCATGCACTTCCCCTACAGCCTCTCCGAGTTCCTGTTGGAGAGACAACTGAGAAAGTTTAAGGCAGGCACTCTTTATCCAGACATGGTTGAGTTCAGACCGGTTATCAAGAGTAATGTCCCTTACTCCTCGGTCTCCTACTCAGTTAATCCAGGGAGATACATTGCCGAAGGTAGCACAGTAACTATCACTATAACCTTGTCAAATGCTTCTGATAAACTGGTCGGTGTGTCATCCAACGCCATCAGCGACATATCCATCTCTGGAGACAATGGAACCTATGAGATAACAGGTAACGTCACCAAATCTCCTCAGAAGATCAGCATAGTTATCTCCAGCTACTTGACAATGTTAGGTAACGATACTTTAATAAATAATGAAACATTAATTAAAAACGAATAATATGGAAAAGATATTTGACATAGCAAAAGACTCCGAAAAGTCGTGGGGAGTCATTGCGCAAGGGATAGATGGGAACTTTAAGGAAGTAGAACAAGCATTATATGGAGTTTTGTATGAAATAAAAGATATAGACGGATATGAAAGGCACAATGGACTTATTACATCAGATGGTAATTGGGGGAGCCTTGATAATCCGTCGTATCAATATATCGTTATTCCTATTGAAAACGTACGCAATCTAAAAATTCAAATCAATACTCCAGATGAGTATTCTATTACGTGTGCAGGTCTAAAGTCATACGATATATCAAAACCGGCTGACTTTTCTGATGATGAAAATTGGAATACACGCAAGACGATTTTTAAAAGATTTGAATCTAATTTACCAAATGATGTCCGCTATGTTTATTTACTTGTTTTGGATAATGACAAACAACGTTTTCCAACATTATTTCACGTGTGGACGGAAATGGGGTCTGGAGTATTTGATGAATTGGATGAAATCAACAATAAAATTGAAAAAATACATACACAAAATACAATAAAAACACTTATTGAGGGTAACATTTTGACTGCTGACAATTTGTTAATTGGTCAAGATATAAATAGTAATGGTGATCCATATATATATGGCCAAAATACTAGAGCAATAACGCCATTGTTAAAAAATGGGAATTCTTGTATTTATGTAAAGACAAGCGAAATATTCATAACGAAATTATTGAATTACGATGGCGGATATAAAGGAGATTTTGCATTTAACGAAAATGGCGGACAATTCATAGTACCAGCTAATATGAATTTTCGTTTGTCTTTCCGCAAAAAGGATGAAAGTGAATTTACACTTGATGATGTAATTGAAAATAACATTGTGTCATTTGAGAGCGATTTTCATACAATAAAATGGTTTGCACTTGGTGATAGTATCACCGAAGGATGGATAAGTTATTTGAAAGACGGAAGCCCAACATCCGGAGTCATAAAGGAAAAATGTTGGGTGAGCAAGGTTGCAAGATTGCGAAACGACTTGGTGCTTACAAATTATGGTGTAGGCGGTCAAGGATATTTAATCAAGAATGTGAATGGAGAAAACGGGAAAAACGCAAAAGACTTTGTGCAAACTATTGATTTCTCAAATGCTGATATTGTTACACTTGCATACGGAATCAACGATTGGAAAGGAAACCAAATGATGGGAAGTATAACAACTGAGAATTCGGTACTTGGAAATATGGCATTTGTGATCGAAAAGATACTTTCAGACAATCCTTCCTGTAAAATTTATGTAATATTACCTTTGAATTGCTATGGATATAATTTTGATTATGGCACTGAAGAAACAAATTGGGCCTTAGGATATAACGATTTTCCAAACACAGGAACTCTTGAATCATTTGTTGCACAATTAAAATCGGTGAGTGCGTATTACGGAATAGAAACAATTGACATGACACACAATTCGGTTGTGAATCGCAAATCATTGCCATATTTACTTATAGATGGTGTACACCCAAGCGAGTTTGCACATAGTGCTATTGCGAGGGAAATTGCATATAAGCTATAACGGAAACTCACCGCATTTCCTATATACATAAATTTATAACAAAAACAATTAAAACAAAGCTTATGAAATACATTGTATTCCCCTCAGAGAATCTAAATGCGATACCGCAAGAGATACTCGACGAACTGCACCTGACCCCACGAAAGAGCGTTGACGGTACTCAGGTAATCATGAAAATAGTTCATTACGAAGCTCTTTTCCCGTCTATTATGACCTTGCCATTATTGGATGAAGAAGAAAAAACGGAAAATCCGATTTATCCTTATCCTACCTACGAAGGCGAAGAGTTGAATACTTTATTGTCCGGTCCGGATTGGTCATCAAGTGAAAGTATCATATGAAATCTCTTCCTTGGATATTAGTCTGCCTGCTTGTATGCGTGGTCGTGTGGATGCGTTGTAATCCACACGATCCTTCGACTGTCTATGTAAAAGGAGATACGATAAGAGTGAGGGACACTATAGTTGACATCGTGCTTATGCCGGTAAAGGAGACCTTAAAGCGTACCGATACGGTATATTTACCGATAATAGTAGATACCACTACCGACAGAATCGTAGAAGGCGACTCGGTTCCGGTGATTATACCGATTACAAGCAAGGAGTATAAGACTGATAATTACCGTGCAGTGGTTAGCGGCTATAAGCCAAGCCTTGATTTCATGGAAGTCTACGGAGAAAAGGAAATCATCACTCTTAAACCGAAGCAAAAACGCTGGGGCCTTGGCCTGCAATTTGGATACGGCTATCCCGGTGGATTGTATGTCGGTGGTGGAGTAAGTTATAATTTATTTATGTGGTAATACCGGCACTATCTTCACAGACCGTTTCCGGTATGAAAAGTTTAAGTTGTATTTATATAACAATTTCCATTGGAAAAAGGTTTATTAAGAAAGGAGGACAAAATGAGACATTAATTGATTATTAAGCACTAAGTTATCCGGTAAAGTAGAAGGCCGGTTATCATAACAAATGTAACTCTTTTGGGGGATAGAGTAAAAAAGAACCCCCAACACTGAAAGTTGACGCCAATCGAACTTTTTAGCATACCAAAAGCATACATAGGTAGTGTCGGGGGTATAATATCCTTAACATTCCTATATATGCTTTTGTTTATTTGGTACTGAGTACGATTGGCAAAGGCAAAAGTACAACAAAAAATTAAATTACTATGTGTAAGTCAGAGATTTTTGCCGAGATTCTAAATATTGTTGGGAAAGAAACTGAAGTTTCTACTGAATTGATCCTTTCATCAAGTAAAGTTACTGAAGTTGTTGACGCCCGTTCTATTGTAGTATTCTTCCTCACTGAATACGGGCTATATCCTGAACAAATAGCGACTTTGCTTCACAAGACATCCGCTAGTATCCGTTATCTTATATCTACTTTTGAAAGCCGTAAACTGGCAAACAAAATGATTGCAATATATCTGCAAAATATTCGCAAATCGCTTGAAAATGAGCTCTGATTTACCGTATTTCTATTATATACTTTTGTGATGCGGTTAATATTGACCGTGTTATAATTGTATATCAATATGAGTGAAACAAAGACTTACGTTTTCCCGGAGTCAGGCGGGAACGGTGGCGGTAGTGGAATGATGGCCATGCTGGCTCCTCTATTGCAGCAGAAAGGAATTGATCCGAACTTGTTGGTAGCTATGAATGGCAAGAACAACAATAGCGGCTTCGGTGGGGAAGGATCATGGTTTATATGGGTGATTTTTTTGTTTTTCCTTATGGGATGGGGAAACAATGGAAATGGATGGGGAAACAATGGCGGCGGCAACAACGCAGGCGGAATCCCTAATCTTATCAACAACGATGCAGGAAGGGAGTTGCTTATGAGTGCTATCCAGGGAAATGGTCAGGCTATCAATACGCTGGCTACCAATTTGAATTGCTCTGTAGGGCAAATTCAACAGTCTATCAACAGCGTCATGACGCAGATTCAGGGAGTAGGCAACCAAATCGGGATGTCTTCACAGCAGATTATCAACTCCGTGCAAGCTGGTAACTGTCAAATAGCACAAGCAATCGCAGACTGTTGCTGCAAGACGCAGAATGCTATTACTACGCAAGGCTATGAAAGTCAGTTGGCTATCTGCAACCAGACTAATACCTTGGTGAACACGGCCAACCAGAACACCCTGTCATTACGTGACGGAGCAACCGCAAATACAAATGCTATTTTGGGGAAACTGGATGCAATGCAGAATCAGGCCTTACTGGACAAGATCGATGCGCTTCGTGAGGCTAAATCAGCTTTGCAAACTCAGTTATCACAGGAACATCAAACATCGACATTCGGGCAAATGATTGGTCAGGCAACAGCTCCTCTGGGTGCTGCTTTAGGTGATCTCAGTTCGCGCCTGGCAAAAATCGAGTGTAAACAACCAGAGACTGTTACTGTTCCTTACAGTCCTATTGCGGCAGTTCCCAACTGTGTAGCATACCAATACGGCTTGTATGGTGGTTTCAATCCTTACGCTGCCGGTAATGGCTTTTGGGGTTAATAGAGGAAGGAGGCTATTATGGCAGTATATCCTTTCCAATTTGTAAACCGTAGGGGTTCTGCGGCTATATCAACCTCGGGAGTAACGGTCAATACTGCTAATGTGGTGTTTTCCTTTCCCAACCACGCCTTTGTTAACGCATGGTATAGAGGGACAATATACATCGACATTGCCCAAGCGGTACCTACCGGAACAACCGGCACGCTTCCTGTTCTGTTTGAGACCAATGGAGCTACCCAGGCGGTCACTAAATATAATGGAGAAGCTCTGACTGCGGCAGACATTCCCGGTACTGGTGTGTATGAGTTCTGGTTTGACCGTGCTACCAACACGTTGCAGATTATGACCGGAGTAGTTTAAAAACAACAATGGGCGGGAGCAATCCCGCTCCTTAAAGAGTTAATTAATTATGCCTTTTCAGAATTTAAGAACAAACAGCGAGTTCTTTGTCCTTCATAGGGACGGTACTCCATATATAGAAGTAGGATCTGTAGCCGGGGTTTCCAATCCTGTGCCGGAGTTTATGCAACAACCTCTTCCCTATGGGCAGCCCCCGAGAATGGTGGTTGATATAACAATCAAGGTCGGGGAGCAGACGGTGACTTTCCAAAAGATACCGGCAATGTCTGACATTGCTGATGCAAACTTTCCCGGAGGTGGGAATATGGTAATATCCGGCTCAAGGGAATCGATGAATGCGGAAGTTGCCGCCATGCGCAACCGCTCTTCGGAGATATTGGGCAGTGTTGATCATCATCGTTCCGTCATAGAGTCATGCGACAAGATGCTTCAGGTCCTTAATCCTGAATTTGCAGAACGCCAGCGTCAGGAAGCGGAAAATAAAGCGCTTCGGCAAGAACTTAGCGAATTGAAGGCTATGATGGCTGATTTCTTCAAGTCTTCTGAAAAGACATCTGGTAGTAACAATTCTAAAAAACAATAGTATGATGATGATTGAGATTTCCGAGAGCAAGGTCGAGAAAATGTCCGACTACGCTGAAAAGATGCTTAAATACGGTGGTAAGCTGATGCAATGCATCGAAGAATTATCCGGTGGTGAAAGCATGGGAAGACGTGAACGTTATTATGACGATGACGACGACCGCTATGACGAGATGGGTGAACGTGGTGATTATGGTGGCGGTTCCGGTCGTGGCGGCTATGGCGAAAGACGCGGCGTACGTGGTACAGGACGCTATTCCCGTTATCGTTAATGTTTAATTAGGGGGTGGATCATTTCTACTCCCTATAACTTTATTTAATCATGAGGAGAGAACCTTTGGATATAAGAGATAGAAGACCGGAAGAAATGGAAGCTTACTTGTCTAACTTCGGTTGGCATTTCAATAAGAAAATGTGCGAGTTTGCAGTGTCGCTCATGAAAAAGCTTAATCCTTCTACCGGTAAAAAAGAGCGGATTGAACCGATATCGAAAGAGAAAGTAGATGAGTTGCTTACCCGCTATGGCATAAAGCTTGAAAATAATGCGCTATATGATTATGTTTATGTAGCCAACATGGGTAAGGCAGATTATCTGAAGTCATCTATTCCCGACGAAGCGCATTTGGCTCTTTATATAAAGGATACAATTGATGACCCTGATGCTCCTGACGGGGCAACGATGAGAAGATGGTATGCGACAATGATTGCTGCCGGAGAACCTATTGAATGGGACGAAACGCTTTGATGAATGATACGACAACGGTTTGCATTACCCAAGTATGAATGGAGCTGCATGGTATATTATGCAGTAGATACATATTATACAGAGGAAATACTGGATAATATGCATTCCATCGGTTGCGACGGTGATATGCTTCGTACTGCGTATGAGAATATTAGCTCCGGCAATTTGAATACCGGAGTTACTTATTCCAACTTCGGCACCCGGGAAACAGTAATGGTCATTGCCCTTACTTCGTCCCCAAAGGAATTTGCCAAGTCCTGGCGGCATGAATGCGGGCACATGGCTACTCATATTTGCCAGGCGTTCGGTATAGACCCTTACGGGGAGGAAATTCAGTATATCGGAGATGATATCATCGAAAAGACATGGGAGTATGCTAAGACATTGTTATGTGAGTGTGACTGCTGTAAAAACAAGGTCAAACATTTAATACGCTAATCCATGAAGAATAAAGAAATTAAGAAAGCATTAAAGAGTGATACGCCTATCAACAGTATGTATGCTCTTATTCCAGGCAATAGGTTGCAGGCTTTCAAAAAGTTTGCCTCCCGATTTGGATTTACTGAAGAACGAATAAAAACAGTGCTCGAAAATGAGAAACGATAAGCTGGACATATTGCTTGAACAGGCCGACGACCGGTATCACTCGGATTTCTGCCGGCTCCTGCTTGTGATGCTATGGAACGCCTAGAAAGGTGGTTGTATTGGCTGATTCCTCTTGCAATTATTGCAAGGGTTATATCTTTGTGTGTATAATTGATATTGTAACTTGATGAGTGTAAAACATATAAAATAATCTATTTTTTATTGCAATTTATCTTCTACCTTTTGCAGATACAAATTAAATTCATACATTTGCAGCACATGATTATGCCTTTGGCTTACGTTTGTCCCCCTCTTGATAATGGGCATGCCTAACCAAAGGCCATTTTTTTATTTTATGAAAACGCGTCCAAATACATCGTACACAGAAACCCCTATAAGAGTTGCCATATTAATTGATGGTGGGTATTTTATAAAACGCTATAATGCAATGTATAATAAGTCCGGCAAAAAGACAGCATTAACTATTGCCAATGATTTATATACTATATCCCATTCTCATGTAGGGAAAAATAATTATTTATATCGCATTTTTTATTATGATTGTGTACCATTCGCCAAAAAGATACATAATCCTGTCTCTAATAAATGTATAGACTTTTCTAAAACAGAAGAGGCTATCCGCAGAAGTGAGTTAATAAACGAACTTAAGAAAAAGAGAAAAGTCGCTCTGCGTCTAGGTAATATTAAGGAAAGCAAAAGATGGCTTTTCTATGATAACACAATGAGAAAATTATTAAAGAAAGAGATTTCTCTTGATGACATTAATGCGGATGACGTATATTATGAATTGCGTCAAAAGGGGATTGATATGAAAATTGGTGTTGACATCGCTTCTTTATCTTTAAAAGGTTTTGTAGATAAAATCGTTCTTATTTCTGGAGATTCAGATTTTGTCCCTGCTGCAAAATTGGCTAGACGTGAAGGGATTGATTTTGTTCTTGATCCTATGCATTGCGAACATATCGAAAATGATCTATATGAACATATTGATGGATTAAAAAGTATACCTTTATATCATCAGAAAGATGCAAAGAAAAAATAGCTCCTTTCCATTTATAACGCCTCTTTTAAAATGGAATTGCCCGGCATACAACATGCTGGGCTTTTTTGTACCTTTGCCGAAAATTAAAAATCATGGAAGAAAACAAATACGACCAAGAATCGATCAGAGAGCTGCTCTCATGGGCGCAGAATACATTAAATAACAAGACCTACCCGGAAGGAGAGTTGGTCCTGGACAAATGCATCAAAGTAATAGACTGCAAAAGTCATATAGAGGCAATGATCCAGATGATCTCTAAGAACTGGGAGAATCCGACGTTTTACCCTACCATTGAGATGTTCCGGAAATTTAGAGAGAAATTGGAAGAAATATAATGCATTTTTCCTACATTTGTAGTGCCAACAATAAAATTACCAAAAGTAGTAGGATACTTCCTACTTAAATCTATCCAGTTTTTGTGTAAAAAGGCAGCCGAATGAGCTGCCTTTCTTATTATAATCTACTTTACTTTCATTATATAATTCTATTATCTATATTTGCATAGCAATTCAGTTTAAAAATGACATTTATTGCCTTCGGTTTTACGAATGATTTACATTGATATTAGTTTATCTGAATTAAAGTGTTTATTAATAGTTGTTTAATAAATGATAACTCCAAATTTCTTATATTTGGG